GCCAGCCATGAAAGACCGCCAGCACCCGGCAGAGGGTCTTGGCAAACTGCACCAGTGCCTTGGGCTGGAAGCCGGTGCCCATGATGATGGCTCCGTCCAGTTCGCTGCCATACTCACACAGGTACTGCCGGGCATAGAACGAACCCATGCTGTGCCCCAGCAGAAAATAAGGCACGCCCGGGTACAGCTCTTTGGTGCGCACGGTCATGGCGTGCAGGTCGGCCAGAACGGCGCGGTTGCCGTCCGGCTCGGCAAAGTAGCCGTAGTCCGCTTTGGTGCGGATGGAGCCGCCGTGGCCCAAATGGTCGTGGCCGGTAACAAGGATGCCCCGCCCGGCCAGATATTCCGCCAGCGGCTTGTAGCGGTCAATAAATTCCACCATGCCGTGGGACAGCTGCAGAACCGCCTTTACTTCACCCTCCGGCACACAGCGGAAGGCATGCAAAGTCCGCCCCGGCACAGTGGACGGGACGGTGAAATCGATCATCTGGCTCATAGCAGAGCCTCCTTTTTGTGTGTTTTACAGTGCACCGATCTTGCGGCGGCAGGCCGGGCAGATGCAGTAGCCCGCAAACTGCACCGAAGACTCATCCACCTCGCCGCAAAAATCGCAGCTGCCGGCGGGCCGATGCTTTTTGAGCACGATGGAGTCGCCATCCACAAAGATCTCCAGCTTGGTGTCAGTGTCCAGATGCATACTGGTGCGCAGCTCCTTGGGCAGAACGATGCGGCCCAGCGCGTCGATGCCGCGGACGATACCGGTACTTTTCATAGTATACCAATCTCCTTCATTCATTTCCCTGCAGCAGCCAATCCATGACACAACAGGAAAATTGTTCCAATCTTGATATGCTCAGTATACAAAAAATAACAGCGTTCGTCAATGATTGCGTGACATTTCGACAAAAAACAACCTTTTATGCAACTTCTTCCGGCTTGTTCTCCACACGGGCGCTGGTGCGTCCCTCGGGACGGATCTCTCCAGCGGCAGTCAGTGCGATCCTGGTCAGCGTGGGGCCTGCCAGCTCATACACCAGCACCGAGAACAGCACCACTATACTATCCGCCCAGACAAAAAGCAGCCGGAATATGGAGACCCGGCAAAGAGCTCCGGTCGGGCAAATAAAAGAAACTCCTTCCGTCATCGCTGCGCGATGCCACCTCCCTCACGGAGGGAGGCTCCGGCGAGAAGGAGAAGTGTTCCATTCTGCCAAAGGCTCCCTTTTTGAGGGAGCTGGCACGGCGTAAGACGTGACGGAAGGAGTGAATTCCAAAGAATCAGTTGAACTTGAAGATCTTGCGCAGCTGGCGGTACACGCCCAGAGTGAGCTTGTCGCCGCCGGGGAACTTCAGGTCGGTCAGACCGCCCAGATTGTAGCGTACGGCGCGGTAAACGCCGGTGCTTACGTGATCCTTGAGGTACTGCCACAGCCCGGTGCGCTTGGCCTTTGCCTCGTCGCTGCCGTCCAGCAGCAGGAAGATGTCGCTCACGGCCATCATCACGGACAGATAGTGCACCATGTAGGCGTGCAGACGTTTCTGATCCTTCAGCTCATCCAGATCCTGACAGTCGATCATGTGCCTGGTGACCCGCAGCTGCTGATCCACCCGCTTTACCATGATGCTCTCGTTCACGCTCTGGTCGGCACGGCCAATGAAGTAGCGGTACAGATCCAGATCCATGTAGTACATGCTCTTGACATAGGGCAGGGGCTGGTAGACAAAAATGTTGTCCACATAGAAGGTGTGCTTGGGCAGCACCATGCCGCACTTGCGCAGCACCTCGGTGCGATACATCACCGAGTGCATCAGGATGTTCTGGTCCGGGCGGAAGTGGCCCACATGGGTCCAGTTGAACAGGCGGTTCTGGGGGAACACATTGGTGTAGCGCACGGTCAGGGTGGTGTTGTCCTCCACATGCTCGTACACATAGTTGCAGATCATCATGTCCGGCGCGGTGCCGCGGGCCACCAGAGTGGTCAGGCGGGCCAGAACCTTTTTCAGGGCATCGGTGTCCAGCCAGTCGTCGCTGTCCACTACCTTGTAGTACAGACCGGTGGCGTTGCGGATGCCCTGATTGACGCCCTCACCGTGGCCGCCATTTTCCTGATGGATGGTCTTGACGATGGTGGGATATTTGGCGGCGTACTCGTCGCAGATGGCGGGGGTATCGTCCTTCACGGAACCGTCGTCCACAAGGATGATCTCGGCCTGCTCTCCGGCAGAAAGCAGGGTCTCGACGCAATGGCGCATATATGCCGCCGAGTTGTAGCACGGAACGGCAAAGGTGATGAGTTTCTGCTGCATAAGATGATTGCTCCTTTTTCTATCAACAGTCGGCGCATAAAACCGCCGGGCATGGAGTTATGTGCTCCTATTATATCATTTTCGCGCCTGAAAAGCTATCATTTGCAAAAAAATCCTTTTGGCATTTCGTGCTTTTTGCCGAAAAAACGGCTCTGTACCTGCGCAAAAGCCCGGCTTTTGTGGTATACTGATATGGTTTTGAAGACATTGCGCAGAAAAAACCTATTCTATGATACGGAGGGACCCATGGAAAACCCGCACTCGATCTTAAAAAAGGTATTCGGCTACGACAGCTTCCGCCCGGGGCAGGAGGACATCGTCCGGCGGCTGCTGGACGGGCAGGATGTACTGGCGGTGATGCCCACCGGTGCGGGTAAATCCATCTGCTATCAGGTGCCGGCGCTGCTGCTGCCGGGCATCACCATCGTGGTGTCGCCGCTGGTCAGCCTGATGAAGGATCAGGTGGGTGCTCTGGTACAGGCGGGCGTGGCGGCGGCTTTCCTCAACAACAGCCTCACCGACAACCAGAAGGCCCTGATGCTGCGCCGCGCCCGGGAAGGCTGGTACAAGATCATCTATGTGGCACCGGAGCGGCTGGAAATGCCGGGCTTCCAGCGGTTTGCACAGGAAAGGCCCATCAGCATGGTGACGGTGGACGAGGCCCACTGCATCAGCCAGTGGGGACAGGATTTCCGGCCCAGCTACCTGCGCATCAAAGCCTTTGTGGACAGCCTGCCCAGCCGTCCGGTGGTGGGCGCATTCACGGCCACGGCCACCGCCCATGTGCGGGACGACATCCGGGAACAGCTGGCCTTGCACAAGCCCTATGAGGTGACCACCAGCTTTGACCGGCCCAACCTCTATTTTGAGACCCGGCGCGCCCTGCCCAGCCAGAAGCCGAAGGAGCTGCTGGATCTTGTGCTGAAAGAGGGCGACAACGCGGGCATCGTCTACTGCAGCACCACAAAGCAGGTGGATGAGACTGCCCGCCTGCTGCAGAGCCGCGGTATCCGGGCTGCGGCCTACCATGCCAAGCTGGACGCGGATACCCGGCGGAAGAATCAGGACGATTTCCTCTACGACCGGGTGCAGATCATGGTAGCCACCAATGCCTTCGGCATGGGCATCGACAAGCCCAACGTGCGGTTCGTGATCCACTACAATATGCCCAAGGATCTGGAAAGTTATTATCAGGAAGCAGGCCGAGCAGGCCGCGATGGACAGCCCGCCCGGTGCACGCTGCTCTATTCCGGCACCGATGTGCGCACCATCCGCTTCTTTATTGAAAAGGAGATGGAGGCAGACAACGGCCTGCCCGCCGATGTAAAGGCCGAAGCTGCCCGCAAGGCCGAGGAACGGCTCAAGTACATGACATTCTATTCCACCACGCAGGATTGTCTGCGGGGATTTCTGCTGCATTACTTCGGCGAAGCTGCACCAAAGAAATGCGGCAACTGCTCCTGCTGTCTGGCCGCAGAGCAGGAAGCGCAGCTGCAGGTGGAGTATTCCCGGCGGCGCGCGGCGGATAATGCCCGCCGCCTGACCGAGAAGCCGCGCCGCACAAAGGCGGTGGCAGGCGAGCTGAGCGAGTTTGACGAAAAGCTGCTGAATGCCCTCTATGCTCAGCGCAAGCGGCTGGCCGGAAAGCAGAATATCCCGGCCTTTATGGTGTTCAGCGATGCCACCCTGCGGGAAATGGTGGAGAAGAAGCCGCTGAGCACCGATGAACTGCTGAATATCAGCGGTGTGGGCGAGAAGAAAGCCGCCCGCTACGGCAATGCATTCCTGCGCATCATCGAGGATGCCGTGGGCAGCCGGGAGTGAGAAAAAACGCCCCATTTTCCACATCAGAGCAAAACTCTGTGGAAAATGGGGCGTTGATGTTTTATGGGATAAAATAAAAAGAGAGTTGAATCACTCCAACTCTCTCAAGCATACATCCGTAAGAACGTATACCCCAATTAGTAAATATACTATACCACAGGCGTTGCAAAAATGCAACGGTCAAATAAAATTTTTTAGAATGTTCATTCGGGAAGCAAGGTCTGGATGAATAACGATCGAAGATACAGCTGGATCAACAGAAGAACGATAGACCTCAGTGATGCGCTCAAATTCACGAATAAATGCCTTAATCTCAATCTTTGGCATATGCAGAATTTTTAGGTAATAGCACATAAGGATCACATAATCCCCAATGGTTTTAAAATTTACATATGGAAGATGGACTTCAGAGACAAGGCAAGCTTTCATCGCTCGTGTAGGGTCGATGTTGCGGAATCTTGTATCGAAGACAACGGCATTGTGAGCAATGGCGTTGCGGAGATCTTTTAACGCATAGATATATTTATAAAGGAGCTGCCGGGAGGTGTCATTTGAAAGGTCAAGGCCGATGCGCTTTGAGATGTCCTCGCGCACATCAAAAGTAAGACAGGACAGCAGATAACCGAGATCGCCCATTGTCATGATCTCAAAAAGAGCCCAAATGGGGACACCGGAATAATTTGGGTTATTATAGAAGTGCGTGATTTTGGGGTTGCCTTTTGAGTAGGCAGAAGCAAGGCTAGCTTGAATAGAACGTTGGAGGTTCAGCTTGCATTGCTGGGCGTATTTCTTTTGGTCGGCAGAAAACGACGAAGGCGTGTTGTTGTAGTTGCTGACAACATGATCTAACATGCCTTGAATGCTTTCTGAGTTTGCATTTTCGAGGATGCCTTGCAGCGCAATGTTTTTGACGGCTGTCTCAATAAACATCATCTTTCCGTAAAAAAGAGATTTTAATGCGGAGTCGTATTCAATGGTAGCATAAAGCTCCTGATAAGATGTAAAGGGAAGACGATTTCCGGCAGATTTAAAGTAGCGGTAACCTTTATAGCCATGATAGTAACCGGTGTTGATCAATTGCCGCTTTTGCGCACTACCAGATATAGCAATGCCGTTATCACGGAGGTGTCGCATCAGACCATCTGTTGTCTTATAGCTCATGCAGGCCTCCTGTTTCCATAGTATGGGTGGCGAACACCTTTTCGTCCTCCCACCACACGGGCTGACCGGCGGCAAGGGTCTTTTTCACATCCAGAAGACGCTGGTTGCTGCTGCCGCGGAACCGCAGGGAGATATCGTGCTTTGCCTGCACGAACTCGCCGTCCACCAGCACATCCAGCAGGCTCAGCAGCTCGTCGGTGGCTTCACACCGGGCAAGGCTTGGCTCTTTGCCGGTCAGCTGTTCCCAGGTGTAGCCGGAATAGCACCACACCGTTTTGTTCGGGTACAAGGCCTTGAAGTTGCGCACGAAGGGCAGCAGCTCCCGCTGATTTTCCGGCTCCATGGGTTCGCCGCCCAGCAGCGATAGGCCCGCGATATAGTCCGGCTGGCAGGATGCAAACACTTCGTTGCGGGTGGCTTTATCGAAGGGCTGGCCGTAATGGAAATCCCACGCCACGGCGTTGAAGCACCCCGGGCAGTGGTGGCGGCAGCCGGACACGAACACGCTGGTGCGCACCCCCGGGCCGTTGGCAATGTCATAGTATTTGATGGTTGCGTAGTTCATAATATGATTCCTGTACTTTACAAAGAAATGGAAGCCTGCCGCTGTGGCCCTTCCGGTGAAAATACGTTTGGAGCGGCCCGCAGGCCGCTCCAAACGTGAAATAGAAAAAATTTTCCGCTGTTATGCCCAGAGCGAAGCGGAGGGCATTTGAATCGTAATTACAGATGCAGCACGCGGTCCTTGATCTCCTGCGTGCGGCCCTGATTCCAGAACTGGGTGCCGATATAGCCACAGGTGCGGCGGGCAACGTTCAGCTTGTTCTGGTCGCGGTTGCCGCACTTGGGGCACTCCCACACCAGCTTGCCGTCATCCTCCACGATCTTGATCTCGCCGTCATAGCCGCAGACCTGACAGTAATCGGATTTGGTGTTCAGCTCCGCATACATGATGTTGTCATAGATGAACTGCAGCACACTTATGACGGCTTCCAGATTGTCCTGCATGTTGGGCACTTCCACATAACTGATGGCACCGCCCGGGGACAGGCGCTGGAAGTCGCTCTCGAACTTCAGCTTGGTGAAGGCATCGATCTGCTCCGACACATGCACATGGTAGCTGTTGGTGATATAGTTCTTGTCGGTAATACCGGGCACGATGCCAAACCGCTTCTGCAGGCACTTGGCGAACTTGTAGGTGGTGGATTCCAGCGGGGTGCCATAGAGGGAGTAGTCGATGTTCTCGGCCTTTTTCCAGGCGTTGCACTTGTCGTTCATGTGCTGCATCACGCTCAGAGCAAAGGGCTTTGCACCGGCATCGGTGTGGCTCTTGCCGGTCATATACTTCACGCACTCATACAGACCAGCGTAGCCCAGGCTGATGGTGGAGTAGCCGCCAAAGAGCAGCTTGTCGATCTTCTCGCCCTTCTTCAGGCGGGCCAGTGCGCCGTACTGCCAATGAATAGGACTCATATCAGAAATAGTGCCGAGCAACCGCTTATGACGAGCCTGCAATGCACGATGACAAAGATCGAGACGTTCATCAAAGATTTTCCAGAATGCGTTCATATCTCTACCAGAGCTACATGCTACATCCACCAGATTGATGGTGACAACACCCTGATTGAAGCGGCCATAGTATTTCTGACCCTTGACCCAGTTCCCTGCATTCGCCACATTCTCAGTAGTTCGGTCAGGAGTAAGGAAGCTCCTGCATCCCATACTTGTCCACACACCGCCTTTGAGCTCCTTCATAACCTTTGCAGAGATATAATCAGGAACCATACGTTTTGCGGTACACTGCGCTGCCAACTCAGTCAAGTGATAATATTTAGAATCTGGATGGATATTATCCTCATCAAGAACATAAATCAGCTTCGGGAATGCAGGAGTAACATAAACACCGACTTCATTTTTGACACCTTTGATACGCTGTTTTAACATCTCTTCGATAATGACAGCTAAGTCATCACGAGTCTGACCGGCAGGAACCTCGTCCAGATACATAAACACAGTGATAAAAGGAGCCTGACCGTTGGTTGTCATAAGAGTGATAACCTGATACTGGATGGTCTGGACACCACGAGAAATCTCAGCTCTTAGACGACGATTTACAATACGGTCAATAGCTTCCTGTGAGGGCATTTTTTCGATATCGTCATTCTGAAGCATCTCATAGAATTCGTTATGAACTTCTGCTGTAATCTTCTTGCGGGAGACATCCACAAAGGGAGCCAGATGGGTCAGGCTGATGCTCTGGCCGCCGTACTGGTTGGATGCCACCTGCGCAATGATCTGGGTGGCAATGTTGCAGGCGGTGGAAAAGCTGTGTGGTTTATCAATGCCAGTACCAGAAATAACAGTGCCGTTCTGCAGCATATCCTCCAAGTTGACCAAATCGCAGTTGCCTGTTACAATGCCACCATCCAGCGTAAAAGAATGAGTTTCAGGTTCTTCAACACACCAAGCATCATATTCAATTTCAGGTCGATACGGCGTAATCTTTTTCACAGACCACAAATTGTTCGCAATTTGATACTTTCTGAAGCGGAACTCAATCAGTCGTGCCTCTTTCTTAAAATTCGTATCACGAACGACTTCTGATTCGCTTGATACATAAAATCCTGCAACAGAAGAGATATCACGAATCATCTCCGCCACACGATCATCAGAAGTTGCAACTTTGTTGGCTTTTACTGCACCATCGGCAGCATAAAATCCTTCAAATAGATGTTGCTTTCCTTTTATATCTAAGAACCGCCACGCTTTTGCGTTCAGGAAATCTTGTTTAAACGCACCCCTGTGTAAAACATAAGCATCACCATGATAAGATTCTGGATATGTAACGGTATCTCCGGCTTTTACAAAATTATCTGCGTATCTAATTTTATTGCCACATAGACGAACTGTAGTATAGTCATTTTTCTTATCAAGACCATCTCCGATTGCAAATCCTGTAGCCCATGCCTGATAATCTGCTTTTGATTCCATTTCGTACTTAGAAAGCTCAGGAAGCATGGCTAATGTCATTCCCTCTTTTAATTCAGTGGTTACAGAACCATCATTCAGCAACCATCTGTGATTTGCCGTGCAGAAGACATGCTTAACAGACCGACCTGCCTGAAGCATAACATCCTGCATTTTTTGCTTCCCGTACTTTTTTACAGTAGCGGTGTGCCATTTGCCATCAGAACCGACAACTTTTACTGTTTCACCGTCATTGAAATCTCGAAATTCTTTTACGCCACTGTCGGTCACAAAACGAGTATTGCTCTTAAAGCAGTTGTGCATGTGCTGAGCAAAATAATCTGCATCATGGAAGTGAATCAAACCATCTTCATGTGCCTTAACGATCTCAGGGTCCAGCAGAAGACGAGCGGTTAGATCCTTTGATACCTCACCGGCCATATAGTCGCGCTGTACGCTGTTCACGGTGGGGTTCTTATTACTGTTCTCTTGATTGATCGCATCATTCTTAGCGTCGATGATTTCAAGAATACTGGCATTCGTCTTTTCCTTGTCGCGAATTTCCTGACGGAGCTTTCGCCAGTGGCTATAAGATTCAGCTACATCAGCAAAAGGACTTGCTTTCAGCTGCTCAATGACGATATCCTGGATCTGCTCAACAGAAAGAGTGTCCGGCATCTCAGCGATATGATCCGCAATTGCATTCGATACACGAGAATCAATACCGCCTGGAGTGGTGGTCATCGCCTTTTCGATTGCATTCACGATCTTAGACTTATCAAACGGAGCTTTTACGCCATTACGTTTGATTACATACTCCATATTCCATCACCTCCTTATCAATAATAACGCTGCTCGCCCATCATTTTTACGGCATAATCTTCATACCAACGAGCCTTCTTCTCGTCCTGCTCTGCGGTTACACCGGGCTTAGAACCATCACGGAAGCGATACTTGTAGGCATTGCAAATACAGAACCAGCGGACAGCCTCGTCGCCAAACAGCTTACGCATATTCTCAATGCATTCCGTGCCATGATAGTGAGCGGGGCCATTCACATACTCATACGGCTGTGTATCAGACTGCGATGACTCTTCATTTTCGTTAGACTCACAGGAACAGTCGTTATCGGTGTCAGGTATATCGTTCTTGCAGCAATCGCAATCGTCATCACACAGGTCTTCTTCGTCATCGTCTTCATCGTCATCCTCATCGAGGTGGCAGATAACATCACCATCAGAGATTTTTTCGGCACAATCGCAGTTCTCACAGTCGTAATCGCAATCGTCCATATCAATATCCTGCTGGCTCATAGCATTGATCAGTTCGTCGCGGAACATATACTTGATATCTTTGATGCCACAAGCTTCGGCCAGAGCATGAAGGATGTCGTTGTCCAGAGCGGCCAGATCGGCAGTGTTGAAATGAGCGATACGGTGGCCGGTTTTCTCGTCGATGTCTCCAGTGGCCTCCAGAGTCAGGTAACCAAGAACCTTGTCGTTGTCATCAACATCATCGTCATATTCATCGTCTTCCGGAGTAACCATAATAGAAGAATACAGATCGTGATGATTCTTATAGATGTCGGCCAGCAGATTATGCCAGATAGGACTCTCCTTCCGAATGCTCCATTCAACGACATTCCCTACCCAGTCCTCCTGACCAAATAGATACATACCCTTTTCGTTCAGATCGTGATAGGTCTTGCTGATTGCCAGAGTCATAGGCATCAGCAGCTCGTCGGTATGATAGATCAGACGCAAGTGGCCATTTTCCATGGTGACATCACAGTTTTCGATATTAAACATCTTGCTCATATGTACGCTCCTTACTTCTCGATAGTTTTATAAACATCTGCCAGCTTCGGGTGGCGGCCACAGCAGCGGCTCCCCTCGGGACAGAACGGATACTTGGGATTAGCCTCACAGGACGGAACCATCCATGCGCCGAGTTCAGGGCAAACCTGAGCAACCTGGAATTTGATTGCCATAAACAGTCTACGGATCTCACGCTGGGCACGAGTGCAGAGCCGCAGGTGGCTCATTTCAATCAGTGACCGTGCGTTGATGGTAACATAAAGCTCAGTACAGCAGGCATTCGGCAGAACAGCACGAGCGTCTTCATTGGCAGCACCGTGATACTCTTTCAAGATGCGATAGTCGTTGGCGATATCTGCCATCATACCATCAAATACATCCGCGTCTTCCCCACTGAATGGATTGACATACTGCATAACACTTTCATCACAATAGCGCTGGCTGCGAACACTCAGACTGATATGCCGATGGCGGCTCAACTGCGCCAGAAGCGCCCGACTGACACCGGTGACATGGAACGTAAAACTGATGTGTTCAAGCACCGAGGTGTGCCCGGTCGCCTTACATCCCTTTGCGATTCGATAAGTCTCGGTCGGCTGCGAATCGTAACAGACACTTGCTGCCAGCTCTGCGATACTGAGCGGATTCTTGTCTGCATCCTTCTTTACCGGCTGTGAATACGAAATCAATTCGACTTTCATTTACTGCCCCTCCTTGATAAAATCATCCACTGTTTTTCTGCCTGTCAAAACCTGTTTCATTTGTTCGGGCGACAATTTATATGTAATAACCTCACCACATTCATATCCGTAGCGCCGAATCTGACGCTCGCATTCTGCTGTGGCGCGTTCTTTGCGGCCAAGCTCTCTTTGATTGATCCCTCGCATGGGACCTCACCTCCCTCCTTATTCGGTATTTACAATCTCTGTTTCAATATCGTATGCGTACTTGCCATACTTTGGGAATGCAATCATCGTGCCATGTGCCCAGAGGAAATAAAATTCATCCAGTTCTGCGACGATTTCAAAGCGTTCTCCATAGCGAAGCCGCCAACAGAGAGATTCATCTTGATAATTAAGTCTTAGATATCGACGTGTCCAATTTTTCATTGCGAATCTCCTTTAAGATTCGGTCGAAAGTTTTCTCAGCGTGAACGAGATCATCAATTGCGCAATCGATATAATCAGGCTCGCAAAACTCAAAATGATTTTGGGCGATTGTAATTTCTCGTAATGCTTGTCGATACCTTTCAAAAAGCCACTTCTCATTGTTCATACACCGTTCCTTTCAGCACCTCGAAATATGGGTCGCCATCTCGTTTTTCCAGCTGAGTCAATTGGCCATCATTGGCCACAGAATATAGACGAAAGTTTTTATAGATCTTATCGCCTTTGATTGTAGCCAGAGACGTGATGACGTAGTTGATATTGTGTTCTTCTGTGCCGTCCGTGAGTTGAACTTCGAGCCGTTCTTTCTTTGGGATGGCTAATTTACTGAAATCAACCATAAGACACCTCACAAATCAGCAAGCTGAGCAGGAGACCAGATATCTGGAATATCCCAATCTTCTTCCGATTTTCCATTATAAATTCCGTAGAAATATCCTTCGGACGGTACATAAACGACTCGCTGCCAGTCATTCATTCCGTGTGACTTCTTTGGCTCAAAATCACGAGTCAAAATTCTACGTCCACCGCTGCTATAAGCGGATGTCTTTGTAGGAACCTCGATACATTTGTTGTCCAAAATCCGAAGAATGTGCTTAATGGACTTCTTAGAAAGATTCATAACTTTCTCCTTAGCCGTAGCTTACTTCGTTCTTATCATCACGGAATCGCACAAAAGTCGGGAATTGCAGGGACTCAAGGCCGGTCTTTTTATCCATTGTGACCTCTTTGTACTTTAATTCGATGATACGTCCGATGTAATCACCCTGATTCGCCCACACGGTAGCTCTCGTAGCATCATCAAAACCGGAACCAACACGAAGCTCGTTGCCCTTGTAGTCAACAACCAAAGCGCCCATCGTACCAGCCAGACGGTTCTGACCCTCTTCAATTGCAGTGACACGAAGATCAACAGTATAAAAACGCTTGATTTTAAGACAGCCAGTGTGACGCGCCCGCTTATAAGGAACCGATGTATTAAGCATGAGTCCTTCCCAATCATGTTTGACTGCATAATCGAGCCACTGAGGAATCACACTTTGATCTGTACCTTCGTAGACCATCGGCACGACCTGGATATTTTTGAGCCCTTTCTGCTCGATCGTAACGGCTAAATCTTCAAGCCATTTACGACGGAGTTTATATGGCGTAACAAAAGAACCATCTTCATAAGGAAGGCTGCCTTTGCCGTTCTCAAACTCATCAGTAGGAATCAAATCAAACACAACGAACTTGATCTGGCTTTTATCTCCATCCGAGTTCAACATACCAGTACCAACCCGAAATGCCTCGCCGTCTGATAGCCCTTTGCTATTACGGTATACTAGCTCGCCATCGTAGACGTATTCATCAATCAGCGATTCATCACCAAGCTCTTTGATGATGTCGTCCTTAATATGGTCGAGGCCAGTAAACTCTTGTCCCTGACGAGAAATGAACTTGCCACGGTAGAAGGTGCCCCGGTTACCATTCATCTTGCGGCTGAGACTGAACCAGGTGCCCGGCTTGAGTTTGACTTTATCGATAGGATATCCCTGCTGGACTTCCCAGACCGGAATTACCACTTTGCCAAAAATCTTATTGACCGTAGCAGCTTCAACACCCAGAGGCAAATTCTTGGTGAACACTCGAATCAGAAAATCTTTATGTGAAGCATTCCAGTAGATATAACTGGCTGCCATTGACAAAGCCATGTCAGAGCCGGTGTTGCACTCTGCCAGGAATAAGCAGATATCTTGGAAAGTGTGTGGAAATTTATCCACGATTCGCACCTTCTTGTTAATCTTCGCCTTAGAGATTCCTGTTGTGATCTGTGGATCGAGAATGAAATCAAGGAAGAAAAATAACGAATTCTCACCGATCTCGTTTTTTGCATCCAACAAGACTGTTGCCTTATCGGTCTTTTTTGTGGCTTTCTGGAGCTTTTTTGTCAGTGTTTCCAGCTTGTCTAGCAGGACACCGTCCAGAATCAGCTCACCTTCAAAATCAAGTGATGATGTCATCTTCAGTCCCCTTTCTTGTTCTCTTGGTTTTTTGTGGTAGTTCATAATGGGTCAGCGCTTCACGCATTTCGTGGAGAAGAAACGCATGAATCAGCCATGATGTGGTATCTGGCTCACAAAAAATGATCTGACTGTTATATCGAGCAAGCCATGTGGTGAGACTGCCCAGCAATGAAGCAGGTGTCATCTTACTGCGATATGCACCGCGATTGATCTTTTCCCATGAACCGTTTTCAATCAGTATGTAAGTTTTTGCTCCGGCTGCTGCCGCTCTGTCGAACTCTTTAGCGAACCGAATTCGATTCGTTGTGAAGTTGCCGCAGATTTCATCTATGGAATTCTTTCTTTCAATGGTTACCTTATCTGCCAACGAGAATTTTTCGCCATTGGGCAGTGTTACTTCAGCACTATAGTCACCAAAGTCCAGCCGCTTACGCATATAAGCACACGGGAACGACGAGAGACGCTGATGCAGAAGTGGAGTATCCTTTTCGCGGTCATCAACAATAATCACCATTGACTTGAGGATCTGAGTGATTTCGTTATATGTCACTTTGTCACCTCCTTTCACCGCACATGAACGTATTTACGAAGAATCGTTTCTTTGTCGGTCTTGGATTGAATCCACTGGCCCTGCTCATCCTTTGACCAGCGGCCTTCATCCCGCTCTTCATCAATGCGAAGGATGTCGCCTTTCTCGATTGGGGCAGCTTCCAGAGTACGGGCTTTCACCTTAAGACGCCGCTGTTGCCCGGTTTTGAGGACATAGGCTGTAACCGTTTTATTGGAGAACTTGCCATCAATATCCAAGACATAGATATAGGAATCTTTGAGCTTCGGCATAGTAAGCTGGATGTAGCCAAGGCAATCAGCTTCATATTGGATGCGGTCTGTAATTGAAGTTTTGATATCTTCTGTTTCTCTCGCCAAATTCCGAACAACACCAAGCCAATCCACATTGACATATTTTTTCTCAGTCTCTTTTTCGCACAAATAAAGCATCGTGTCATGAGAGAAGAGCCGATCCATGTCAATCTTGTTAAGCTGCTTTGCTCCGAAGTATTTATTAAAGATATCCACCTGGGCAAGAAGCTGATTGGGGTTCCCGAACTCCGAAAAGAAGTCAAGCTTAATAAGAATTTTAAGCTGGCTACTGTCCGCGATTTTCTTCATTTTGTTCACCATAAGCAGATCAATGAAGGAACTGAACTTATCATTGCGGAGCTTATAAAACTCCCGACTAAGCCGCTTGTTCAGATACTTGATAGACTCCATTCCCTGATAGATTTTCTTATCTGTCTTATCGTAGACATATTCATCCCTGGAATGGCGGAACTTGATTGGCATGATCTGGATGCCACGTTCGTTCGCAAGCTTGGTCGCATTGACGATTTTTTCTTGCGTATCCGCAGTGTTCAGAAGTGCCGTTACAAATTCGTGAGTGTAGTAATAGCGATAATACGCACAATAATATGTAAGGATTGAGTACCCGGTAGCATGGTTCAAACCAAACTGATAAGAGGCCGAATTCTCGATAACCTGCAAGAATTCTTTTGCTTCTGTCTCAGCTGTTTCTCTTGGCTTCGTTGAGTGATTACAATAGCCGTTCAGGATACGAGGCATTGCCGCATCCAACTCCGCTTTGTTCTTATGACCGATTGCACGACGAATACTATCTGCATCACCGCCGCTCATATCACAGAACTGTTGGAGGAATGCAATGGTCTGTTCCTGAAAGACAAGCCAGCCCAGACTATCTTTTAACAGCTCGTCGATTTCAGGCGACGGATTGTGATTTGCTTCATGCCGGAAGAGCTTATCTCTGTAAGAAGCACCGCCGGGTCGAATGGCTGCCGTGACCAAGCTCAAATCTGCGATGCTGTGAACATCGTATTTTTTGAGCGAATCAAAAGCGAAGTCTTCAACGAACTGGAAAATGCCAACCGGAGACGTTTTCATATCTGCCCAGACTGCCTGGTCATCGAAATCCATTTCCCAAGTGTGCGGGTACGGAATGTCAGCCAGCTTACAGGTCTTATCAATAACAGACACTGTATCAAGACCGAGGATATCGTACTTTGCCAGACCAACTGCATGAGATGCTTCCATGTCAAGACACAGAATAGGTAGACCGTCTTTATCTTGGAAGACACCATACCTTTTATAAAGGTCGATTGGAGCGATGATGACACCAGCCGGATGGTGAGACAGCGACACGATTGTTCCCTGCAATCCATCGAAATAGTAGAAGATATCAGGATGATCCGCACGGCACTTTTCAGCGCTGACATCGTATTCCTTTTTCACTTTTGCGATTCGATCAAGGGAATAAGGATTCTTGGATTCATCTACATCTGGGTTTTCTCGCTTCCAGACTTTAGCAAGGGCTCGTCCAATCTCGTCGATTGTCGCTTTCCCTGCCAGAGTACCCATAGCCAGAACGTATGCACATTTCTCGCGGCCGAACGATTCAAAGATGTGGTTGTAAATCATGGGGCGATAAGCATCCGGCACATCGATATCAATATCGCCAATCTCAACACGGTTTTCATTACAGAAGCGCGAGAACACCAGATTCCAGCGAGCCGGGTCAACATCGATAATGTCTGTGACGAATGCACACCGAGAACCTGCAACAGAACCACGACTTGGTCCAAATGGAATACCTTCATTTTTGCCCCAAATCATCAGGTCGCTCATAGAAAGCATAAAGCCCAGCATATTGGTTTTCTTGAAGACTGTAAGCTCTTCTTCTACATCCGCCCTAAACTGTGCGACTTCATATTCAGGAATGATACCGCGATGAATTTTGTCATTCAGCATATCATGGGTTCGTTTGATATAAACCTTGGCATCTGATTCAGAGGTCCCAGTCAAAATGGGATATCGTGCCTTTGTGCTCAGAGTGAAATCGTTGACACTATCGGCCATCCGATTCGTATTCTCGATTGCTTCCATCCAGACTTCACGAGGGAGCGCATCTTGCACAGTGAACGCATCGACTAGTTCATTGTAAGATTTGAAAGTTAAATCAAACTCGTCTTCGCCAGTGAATTCGATTCCCTTGCCCATCATAAGGATCTTACGGCACTCTGCTTTATACGCATTCAGACTATGGGTATCAGTTGCAGCAATCAGTGGTTTGTGATATTTCTTAGAAAGCTCCCAGAGATACTGGTTATATTCCTTTTGATCGTCACAATCGTGATACTGAATCTCATAATAGTCATAAGTCTCGCATAGTTTGTCATAGACTTCTTGACGAAATCCATCACATTCTGACGTGTATTTACGAAGTGGACTTGCCAGGCAGGCAGAGATTTTGATGATGTTATCAGACAGACCAAAGAACTCTTCAAAAGTGATGCGCGGCTTATAATACTTGTGGTCAGCATCATAAGATGTGCCCATTATTTTGTTTAGCTCCAGAACACCACGAGCATTTTTGCAAAGAAGAATCGTATGGAAGTTGTCGCGAACTTTATAGCGTTCAGCATCCATCATTTTACCGATTTCCTCTTGTGCTTCCTGCGGGTCCCATCCCTGATAAGATTCATAAACCTCGTCTGGAATCTCTGGATAGTGATATATCTCAGAAGTAAGATATACCTCGCAACCAACGATAAACTTCAACCCCTTCTTTTCTGCATACTGTTTCTTTTCAGTCCAGTTAAGGTTGTAACCATGGTTGGTAGAAGCAATCGCTTTCATTCCGTAAGAAGCAGCGAGATCAACATAGTCTTCCCATTTTGTACAAGAATCAAGGAGCGAACCTTTATCGTCGTGCAAATGGTATACAACATAGTTTTGCTCCATGAATCCTCCTTAAAACAAATCGTCTATACCGACCACGTTTGGGTCTTTTGCCGCATAAAACGGCCGTTTGTTGATGCAATCCCGAAGCGGTTCACAGGTTTTGCGATGACCACAGAGATTTGTACAGAAGAAATTGGGACTGCCATTTTTTTCTTCAATCTCTCGTGCAGGCCATTCGCCACTACGTTTTCGCTCCTCGAACTCGTCCGCTGTTTCGTTTATGTAGTCGATGCATTCTTTGCGCAGTTCATCGGTGACAGGATACGGTCTGACATATGTAGTCAATTTAAACTGGCAGCGAATATCTTCCGGCAGATCATTGATATCGTTCGATTCGATAAATGCCTGGGTAACAATTTCGATCTGCTCACTGTCATACCCGGCGGCTTTCATTTTGGAACGAACTGTGGACCGCAGCGTGTAACCCACTTTGCATCGATCAAGCACCTTTTCGGCTGGTTTTGCACGTTTTCCGAATCCGGTTTCGTATGTAATCTTGCAGTATTTCACCATGATCCAACAAGGAACGGCCGTTTTGAACCCAGCCTGTTCAAGCGCCAGAGTGTACGCGACAAGCTGACGACCATAGTGAAGCAGATCTTCATCCTTAAACTGACTGGAAGTCTTGATATCCAATACCTGCAGCCGCCCGTCTGGCAGGACACGAATCAAATCCGCATAACCCTGAAGATAGCGATCATCGCGAAGCTTCAGAATAAGCAGCTTTTCGACTTCGTACTCACCCTTTGGACTAACCCAATCACGAGCCATACAACGCATGTTTGAGATCCATTTATCGCGGATGCCATTGCCGCCATCTCTCGTTTTGGGAAAATCAATCCCAAGCATATCGAGTTCGTCCAGACCGTTTTCAATGGCAGGACCGATATCCGCTTCCGTGTTCTTCCCTTCAATGATTCCTTCCAGCGTATCGTGGACCACAGTACCAAGAGATGAGTACACATTGGCACACTGTTCGCGCTTTTCGATATATGTAAGATACGCATTATACGGACAATCATGGATGGTGCCGAGCTTTGAATAGCTGTACACCTGCGCCCCTTTGTCATACAGTGCCTGCAGCTCTGGCGCGATTACTCTTTGTCCCATTTACATCACTCCTCTACCCATTTCACATATTTTGTTACGCCCTCTTTGTAAACATCTTTACCAAGATCAGCGATATTCATTTTGGAGCCCTCCTGAATCAACCCGTTAGGCCAAATGTATCCAACCTTTGTTTTTAAGATCGGATTGTTCACGATAAGTTTTTTACATTCGTTGACCAGGTGCTCTTCTTCAAGCCCTTCATCGTAAGCCAGAATGATTTTCTTTGGCAGCAGTCGTTTGATGTATTTGGTTTGCGTATCTGATACATGACAGCCACACGTTGCAAGGGCAATATTGCAGCCGAACGAATCGCATTGCTGGACTGCCTTTTCAGATTCAAACAGAACGATATTCCCTGTTTCCTGAATCCGATGATAATTCTCAGAGTACCCAAACAGTGTTTTACTGCGTGGACAAGCAATCAATGGATACCAGCGTTTATCGTGTTCACACTCGTAATTGGCGCGACCCATGATGCCGACCAAAGAACCATCTGTTGCACGCTCTGGGATCGTGATTCGATTTGATTCCACATCATAACCGACACCGAATTTTTGCTGAGTATCCAGACTGATACCATCTTTGATGAAGCGGAGATTGTATTTGTTAGCATACGGTTCCAGAGTCTCCTCCGGGTACGTTTTCAAATCTTCCATCTCTTCTTCATAGTCAGGCATCAGTTTTAAAAAGAATCCACCGAACGGCCAATGCGTTTTGATGTTGACCTCTTCTTCTGAGATGCCAGCCTTTTGTGCAGCGAATTTCAAAGAATCTGGAAATGAACATCTTTTGATATCCATAATCAGACTGAAAAGATTCCCCTTTTGGTTTGTAGAAAAAACAAAGAACCGAAGCGTGCCGCAATCGAGCATACAACTGGTTGGATTTCGCTGCTCTTCCCGAGCGAACCGCAGATTATTTTTGAGAGGATTGAACTTGATATTTTCAAAGCCAAGTGCTTCAAGGATCTGAATGATTTTGTCTGGCTGATTTTCAAGCTTAGACGTTAATACATTGACATCCATTCATATCGAAGCCTCCCTTCTTATTTATCTGCGGTCGTATTGGCCATGGTCATTTACAATGGTACAGAAACCAATTTCGATCCAACGGTTCCAAGCTGAATCCCACTGATAAAGAAGGGTTTGACCATCTTCATCAGAACGAGTTTTATTCAGAAAAAGAACCATATATTTTTTGTCTTTATCCATGATGAATGGCTCTTTGATTTTTGGATTATCCTTATTTCGCCGATAGGGATTGCAATCAAATTTCTCACCGGTATATTCGTCCTGCCAACATGCCCTGGCAAAGACAGCTTGAGCCACCACTTCTTTTATCTGTTTTGAGTTTGACAGACAAGTTGCGTCAAGCCAACGCTGATTCGTAGTATGTAATGCCAACTGGAAAGTGCAGATCATAGCGACCTGTTCTTTTGAAACGGTATTAAAAATGCGACGGCTGTTCATCAACAATGCCTGCCACATCTTATCGTCAATACCGTCATCCGATTTCATGGTGTCGTAGATGATTGCCTTTGTGCCAGATCTTGCAAGACGCTTGATGTACTGAAGCACTTTAGAAGTGTCGTTTTCGAACATTTTTACAAAGCGAATATTGGAATACTTTTCTTTTGTAATGGCTGCTGCCTTACGAAGCATCTCCAATTCCTCTTCATTAAAATGGCCAAGACTGAGCTTTTTACGGGTGATTTTCCAGTAGTCCAATTCTTTCGTGAGGATGTGAACCAGTAACATATTTTTATATGCCTTGCTCTGCATCTCGTTTGAAATAATCGCAACGCCTGTGCCGCCTTCTGCAAATGGGAGAACCATATTTTCAAAGATAAAGCTTGATTTCCCTGTACCGCTGTGGCCAGCAAACAAATACATATCCCCAACAGGAGCACCAAGTGTCAGATAATTCAATAGAGGTGCTCCGGCTGCATAACTGATTCCCTGATCCATGCCGGCATTGCACTGCTGGATGTATTTTTCATCAACAACAAGATTTTCGATCTTTGAATCATTGCCGGTTGTCAGCGCCACACTGTTATTGAGCAGCTCGAAAGTGTTATACACATCTTCGTTCGTTGCATCATCAAAGCGCTCCGGGTGACTAAGTAGCTCATCATACTTGGTGGCCAAGATTTTGAGCGTATTCATTTTGGCGATTTGGTTGTAATAGCTGTCCGTGTTCTCCGGATCGACCAGATCCATCATCGCCTTACAAGCACGCCATCCGTTCAGTTCTTCGTAATGCCGACGGAGTGTAGGTTTGTCGGCAAGATATGTATCAAGAGTGATATTATCGATATTAGAAAAACCCTGCCGACGAATGCCGCGACCAACCATGAAATAGAAAACCTGTTCCTCACAGATCAGGGTTTTATCTGTTCCCTCGTTGATGTTTTTGTAATCGTCGTATCGCTGGGGATCTTTCCACAGACAAAAAACAAAGCTTGCTTCGGCCTGTACACGATTTGCTTCGATCTTTTCAATCGCCTTGGTTAAATCCATAAATCGTCACCTCCTAGCAAGCTGCTAACATCTTTTCCTTTATGTGCAGTACCGATCGTTGACAGGTCGATCATTGTGTCAAGATTTGGTTCTGCATTATTCTTAACAGTCTTTTCTGCCTTATCTTTTTCACGCCGGTAAACAGCGCCGATATTGTTGCGAATGATCGCCATCAGATAACTGCACTTCCCTGCGTCATCCTCGAACTTCTTATTCTGCATTGCCCACCGAATCGACTTTTCGTTTTCATCCATGGTTTGCTGAATGATTTCATCCGAGTAAAAATCCAGTTCCTTCAGCCGGCGAAATACGATCGTTGGCATTGGCTGACCATTTTCCGGGTCATATCCAATAAAATCCGCGATCGTACTGCACAGCTTCTTATAAGATTCCATCGTGCGGCCTGGCTTCTTTTGAGGAGCTGGCTTATTCTTTTTCGCCTTTTCCCTGCGCCGCCCGGCCAACCACGCCTGATAAACCGCTTCAGATTGAAAGTAGCGATTATTTGGCGCTTTATAAAATTGACTCCTGGGGCCTTGCACCCCGGTAGCCATACATTTAACTGTAGGTTCCTTTGCCATATTTCCTACCTCAACATACCCACCATCCCGCCCTGCGTATTTATTTCAGAATAACCATATAAAGTGTGAATGGTTAGACCAAAGAATAAACGCGTTTTAATGCGTCAATAGGAAATTCCGGATCAGAGAACTTAAGACCGACCTCGTCGCGGATCGCCTTGATCTGGGCCTTAACATCGGCAGAAGCGTTACCAAAACGGTCCTGGATAGCGCTGATCCACTCGGCACGGTGGGGCTCGTCCTCTTCAGCCTGAGCTGCAGCACGATTTTCTGCGTCTTTACGACGAGCGATTTCTGCTGTCTTTTCCTGCTGTGCGGCCTCTTCCTTCTGACGGGCAGCCATATCAGCGTCAGTCATCGGCTTCATAGTAGCAGAGTTCTTGACACCCTCTTCAAACGCTTCGACGAAAGCCTTTGGGGTGAAAGGAACCTTTTCAGGCAGACCATGGAAACGAGAACCAGCATCCAGACTTGCAGTAGCACGCAGATACAGGACACGATTTTCTCCAGTAACCTTCTTATCCTTGATTTCACGATCAAAAACCGCCATCATAACCATCTGGGCGGTGTCAGCAATAGCACCATACACCTTATCCATCAGGTTATTGGTCCAAACCTGATACTCTTCACCAGTGACCATATCAGTACGAGTCTTTTCCTTGACGTGAGACAAGATAAACACGGCGATACCGGCATCTTCCAGACGAGTGATCTGCTCTTGGATCAGTGCAATCACACGGTCAAGTCCCCGACCGTAACCTCCAAATGCATCATTTATGCTCTTGCACGGCTTACCGGTCTCTTTACGAGACAACCGAATGGCCTCCTGTGCAGCGATATCATACAGGCAATCCAAGGTATCGATTGCAACCAGCTTAATACCGTAGTCCTTATTGTTCTCGACGATATCATCAACAATCTGAATGAAACCACGGCTGTCGGTCTCTTCGTCGTAATCCTGATTAAAAACCTTCGCTTCTTCAACCTGCAGATCATCCAGAGCGTGATAACCATTCTCAGCGCCACAGGAAATCAGTAGACCCTTGGTTGCGTCACCATACTTCTCTTTGATCAGATCACGAATGAAAGTAGTTTTACCGATCTTGCGAATTCCGAGCAACATATAATGAGGATAGCTGCCAAGGTCTGCCTTAATACGATTGATTTTAAAACCCATTATGTATTCTCCTTTTTAATTTTCATTCCATTGTAAATCGACAGGATCAAAACATGGTGTCGATATCATCATCGCTGTCTTCCGGGGCCTCGACTGCAGGAGCAGCTTTTGCCTTGGTCTTAGCCTTGGAACCGCCCTTCATCATGTCGTCCACGCTTTCATCAACCGCCGGGGTCCAGATCTCATCCTCGAACTCACGAGCAGTGTAACCAGAATCAGCTGCAGTCTTGCACTCCTCAAATTCACCAGTCAGGATAGGCTTTACCAGACGCAGCTCCTTTTCCCGATCACCGAGGATATTCCCACGCGGCTTGAAATCTTCCATCTTAGAGATGCCGAGTTCGACCTGTTCCCGCTGCTGTTCAGTCAGGCTGTCCATAGTAAACGGAACCTCTTCAGCGCCATTGACGACTGCGATCTGCCAGTTCATATGGACAGGATTGCGAGACTTGGTTTCCAGATAGCGCATCTTGTAATCGTAGATTGCCTTATGCTTCGGCTTATCCATATCAAAAACAGCGGTATTGAACACGGTGTCGATCTGGAACATCTTCTGTACGCCATCTGCCTTAGACCACATCGGGGTGTAACAATGCATCATAATCTTGCCGTCATCCTTCAGAGTGGTTGTATCCATGCTATCCTTGTCGTAATACAGATCCAGATTCATAGTCAGATGAGGAACGTCCTTCTCGCCAGGCATATACACGTTCTGGATCTGATACTCACGATAAACCTGATCCTTGTATTTACCGGTGCCTGGACGCAGAACGAACTTGCCTGTGACAACAATATCGTCCTCATAACCGGCCAGAGCGGACTCCAGATACTCGATCATGTCCCACTCGGTAATGAACTCTTTGCGCTCGCCCAGGTTCACTGTGAACTTTTTGGTGCTGGCAACGGTCTTGATCACATCTTCGTCCAGACGATTACTCCACGCGACCTCGATATTGTTTCGGTCAATATCCATGGTCTTGATCTCGTCATTCTTAAAGCCTTCCAGCTTGACATAACCAAGATTATTTCCGGCTTTGATACCAAAGTTAATGCTGATTTTCTCACCCTTGTCGTAGGTGTCGCGCTTCACGAACGGGACCTTTTTGGAAACGGTGACCTTTCCGCAAAAGCTAAAGCGAGAGTAAACGTTGTTTTCCTTACTTGCCATATGTACCTCCTATGTAATCAGTTATCAATAATCGGATTCTTCAGTAGTCTTATGTTCCCACTCCGGCACCTTTGGGGCAAAGGGAACAACGAGGGGTTTGTGTTTGCATCTGGACATGAATTCATCTGCCAGCTTGTCATAACAGTCAGAGCAGAGAGAGAACTTCATATAGTCCCCATCACGCTTGCTCCCGTAGAAGAAAGGCAGTTCCAGGTTACCAAGATTGGTCTCATCGCAGGTGTCCAGAGTCTTACCACAAAAATTACAAGTCATATTGTTTTCTCCTATCTAATTTGACGAAATGCTATCGAATCAAATCAGGAGACGCACGTCCATACAGCATCTGTACTCCCCTTTCGATTTACTATTTATAAATTCACTTCAGTTCCATGATGTCATCAAAGAGCATCACGTATTCATCCGTGTATTTATTTCCATGGAAGTGGCCAAAGTACCACATCGGCTCTTGGTACGCCGGGAATAAGGAGTAGATTTCATCAAAGAATTGTTCTGTTGACTTGTCTACTGTGCTCTGATCAATGCCAGAGATGAAAAGCTCAGTTGGCTCGAACCGCAGCGGGCAGGTATGGGTCAACATAATATCGATTTGTTTTTCCGTTGCCATCAGCCGTACAAGCCCCTTTGTTAATTCATTCGGCTGTTCATCCGGCCACCAATGCCAACCGCGCCGCAGACGATAATACTTATCAACCGAATAAGCCCCACCGCAAACAAGTGCGGTCAATGTACGGTCTGATGTAACGATCGTATATACAGCGCCGTCGATGGCAAAATACTGATTGGGATGTTCTGCGTGCCACATCATGGGGCCCTGAATCGCACCCTCTGTGACATCGATCTGTTTATATCCATCTGCTTCGGTAGGACGCCGCTCGTGATTGCCATGAATACAGAACAGTTTTGCAGGGATTTCATCCGCAATATTCTTGATATACATCTCCTGCGGGTGATCCTTGCCATAATAATTCAAACCGACATCACCCAAACAGATAAACCATTCTGCGTCTGAATGCGATTTACAGAAACTTTTCAGGTTATAAAATCGTCCCGGGTCGCCGTGGATATCACCTGTCATGTAAACTGCCATCTGGAAACTCCTTTTCAAAAAATTCTTTACATGCGGGCGCAAATTTACAGCCTTCACAGCCGATATTTGCTGCCACCCTTGCATGACATACCTCGCTGATGCCTTCGTTTTCTTTTGTGAAGTTCTTAAAACGATCAAACGAATATTTCATAGCGGCTCCTTTCAGGACGGGATCGTACTTGATTTATCGTAGATCGTCCATTCATCAGGACAATCACAATGCGGAGTATAGAACCGGGTACAAAGATTCCAGTAGATACAATCATCACAACCCAGTTCGTTTTCATTTCGTTTTCCGCATTGATAAATAAAATCCCGAAGTGCAATTTCAAGTTGTTCTGGAGTAGTCATCTGTGAACCTCCCTATCTGATTTGTTTTTTTTTTTGGTTGTGCCAGTGTGATTTGAACACACGATCAGGGAGTCAAAGTCCCTTGCCTTAACCGACTTGGCTATGGCACATTATATAAGGCGGCACCCAGTGCTACCTGAGCACCGCCGAAGGTTTTAGGTTTTAAAGGTCGGACCATGGAAGAGATAGCCAGCTGCAAAAGAAGCCAGCATCAATCCGCCCACAATCCAAATCGCTTTACTGATTTCAATCCAGATCAACCGGAATCACCTCAGTTCTCAATACGCAGGAAACTGATATCGGTAGACTGGTACACACTTGCATCACCACTCAGAGTACCAGCAGCCTTATCAGCCTGATACTTTGCATTACCGGAGCCAGTGATGATCAATCGATTCTGATCAATGCCCTGAGATGCCATATAATTTGCAACAGTCTGAGCGCGATTTGCGCTGAGCTGCTTGCCAACATCAGTCTGGTTATCTGCATTGATATTGCCATTGATAACGATCATAGTTCCATCCAGAGTCTTAGCGATATCCACGAAATCATTCAGGACAGAGGCGGCGCTTGCCTGATCGGTAAACACAGAAGAATCCGGGACAAATGTTACATTGGCGGTCTTACTCAGCATAGAATCATAATCCAGATTATCAGTAACCTGCTGAGTGATATTAGCGCGAATTTCGTCACTTACAGTCACCTTAGTGGTAGCATTTGCCGCAGAAGTAGACTTGAAATCACCTTTCAGAGCGTCAATATAAGTGGTATCGAAAATCGTATTCACAAGGTCGCGATTGACAGATTCGCCCAGAGCCTCCCAGATATCGCACATCTGGTTATAGATCATGGGAGCGGTATCGTTCAGAATGTTGTAATTATCCTTCCAACTAGCCATCTTTGCGTTGGCGTAAGTAGCGTCGATATCGGCATCGCTGGAAGTGGAGTACATCGGGAATACTTCACGAGCTGCGTCATAGTTGATGGGCTGATCATAAGACATCAGAATACCCTTGACAAACTTCTTGACAGTATCTTCGTGAGCTGCGGCCCAATCGGCATCAAACACAATGCCATCCATAACCAGAGAGGAAGAAGACTTGGTATCAAAGACAACTGTGCTGTTGGTGTAGGTCTTAGCCTGAGTCAGATAAGGCTCCCATGTTGCAGCAACATCGATCTGACCAGCAAAGTATGCTTTAGCAGTATCATCTGCCGTACCGAACATGATCAGGTTGTTCATAATGGTTGCCTTATCCGCATCAGACAGGTTGGAATTATTGACAAACCAAGCGACCAGGGTTTCGGCCTCAGAGAATTCAGGAACGCCGATCTTGGCATTGACCCACGAATTCACATCCGCAAACTGAGTGGAAGCGATAATACCGTCGCCGCCATAGCTGTAGTTGGTAAACACCGGCATGATGATATTCTTACCGGCATCCGTAAACTTCTGAGACAAGAATGCGACGCGGTTCGTAGTATAACCAGCGGCCTGCAGATCGCCAGAGATCAGTGCATTGCTGGACTCAGTAGCGTCGTTGATGACATTGATATTCACCTTGATGCCGAGCTGGTCAAACACAGAGCCAGGCTGAGTGGTAAGACCACCATTTGCAGTGATGCAGCTCAACCAGCCCGCCCATTCATCCAGCGACAGATTGATCGTATCATCCTCAGCGGCAGTGGACGGATTGTTCGTACCGATGGAAGTGCCAGGCTTTGATGTAGTCGGCTTCTTCTTGTCGAATTTAATCAAACCGCCTTTGATACCGCCAACGACACCAATAGCAACAGCCACCGCAAGGACCACGCCAACAACAGCGCGTCCAGCCTTAGTCAATTTGAACTTAGACATGTTATTCTCTCCTATTTATTTGATTTTATTTCTTGGACTGAGTGTTCAATCCAGAAGACTTTGTAAGGGTATTCAGATCAGGAATGCTGTAAGTTGTTACGTTTGGATTGCTCTTTTTAAGACTATCCAAATACGAACTCACCTTATAGTCGGCCGTGTTTGCATCCGCCTTATCCAGCTTTCCTTCTCGACTGGTCTGATACAGGACTTTTGCGCCCGCTGCCTTTTCGCGACTCTCCTGCAGACCATCACGAGTAGCATTGAGCATTTTATCTGTGCCAGTGGAGGCACGCAAACGATCCAGATTAGAATATACATCTGCCACCTGTTCGTTCGCCTTCAATTCGGCCACCACATCCTTGCTTTCGCGCTTCAGAGCAGCCAACTGATTTTCAAGCTTTTCCTTGATTGCCTTGACCTCTTCTGCCGCTGGTTTCATTTTTTGGAACTGAGCAGATAGGTTCTCGGCTTTATCGAGCTCTTCCTGTAAAAGACGAGCGTAAGTGGTTGCAGACTCTTCATCACCGCGACTCATAGCAGCCTTTGCACGTTCATCGTAACCCTTCGCCTGCTTCTGACAGACGGCGTAGTTATCCTGAATCGTCTTAAGTTTACCCGTCAGGTCGCGCAGAGTATTGCAGGCATCTGTGTATTTCTCAGTCATCTCATCGATCTTCTGAGCATAGATAGCGCGTGCACCATCTGGTGTCTTAGCTGTATCCTGCACAAAGACTTGCAAGAAACCACCGGCAAGAGCTTTGAGCTGCTGACGGAATGACGGAAACAGAATTAAACTGCCAATAAAGGCGAAACCAACACAGAGAAAAGTAAACTCAGCAATTGTGAAAGAAAACATTACTGGGCGACCTCCTTCCCAGCGGGCTCCGTCTTATCCTCTTCGATAAATTCCTCGATAGAAGAAATCATCTTAAGTTCATCCTGAACTGTATTGGTGATCTTTTCGATGGCCGCACCAGCTTCAACGTTACGATTCGTCAAAGCTTCGATCTGTTCCTTCATAGATTCGATCTGCTGGTCGTTGCTCTTCATCTCGTCAAACAACGCATTCATCTTATCGTTACCGACAGCCCGCAGAAGCTCCTTGCGCTGCTTCGCATCAGAGATAATCGCGGCCGCATCATAACCAAGCGTCGTCATCAGGTTTTTGACCGTAGCACGCTTAGTCTTGGTGGGCATCTCAGACGGGAATGTATCGATCACATCTTTGATCTTGTAGACAGTAACAGCGTCTGCAGGATTCATACCATTGGTCTCGTAAACCGCCTGAACATCAATGGTGTCGCCCTCAGGAACCTCGACCTGAACCGGTTCGTCCTCTGGGAAATCTCCATTGATGTAATGATCTCCGACGCCACTACAAACGCGAAGCTCATTCGTGGTATCCGGCATATCATACTCAGAAGCAGCTACACCCTCAACAAGACCGAGTTTTTCAAATAGACTTTTCTTCGCCATAATTTTTCTCCTCGTTTTCTTTTTTTATTACGCCATAACCTACTTGCTTTCCATCACGAATCTCAGCAAAATCCCCACAGTAGCACCAATTATGTGACTCAATAAATTCAATAAATAAACTTATTGACTCCTCCCAGCTTGTATTATCTGGAATACTCAGACATCCCATAATTTTAATTTCATGTGCCATAATTTTTCTCCTTATTTGATTTATAAATTGGATCACCACTAGTCCCGTCCGGCTTCACATAGTAACCATCTCGAATCTCACTAAAACCGCCACCGTAATACCAGCCATGAGATTTGACAAAGTTCAGAAACAGATCTGCAACCTCATCCCAGTTGGCATCTTCTGGGATGGTCAAACAACCACATAATTCAATTTCGTGCGACATGTTGTCCTCCTTACGAAAACTTCCACTTGAAAGCCTTCTTGATACAGATATTTGTGACCCAGTCAAACAGAATACTGAAAATCACAATGGCTAAAATACCAACAAACACCAGAGATGTACGGCCACGAGCGGACGAAGTATAAATCAGATATCCAATACCGTACTTCGCATTCACTGTCTCGGCCACTGCGATATAGGTCCAACCGATGGCATACATTGTGGCGAATGACTGACAGATGGAAGGCGCTGCGATTGGGAAGATGATTCGTGTTACTGTGCTGAACTTCCCTGCTCCATCAATACTGGCCGCCTCGATCACATCATCACTGACATCATCCATGGCAATCAGAACGCTTGGAAGCATGAACACAAAGCTGGCTACAAATAAGAAAGCAATCTTCATTTTCTCTCCGATTCCAAACCACATAGTCAACAGTGGATAGAATGCAGTTACTGGCAAAAACCGCATTGCTCGAATTGCTGGATAGAGCAGCTTTTGAAGCGGATGACAGATTTTCATCAGACAGCCAAGAGGAATGGAGATGCCGGCGCTCAAAGCGGCTGCCACTGTAATGCGAACCAGCGAATATCGGAATGCTTTCAACATTGTTCCATTTTGGATCAACAGGAAGAATTCCCGAAACACAGCGCCTTTCTGTGGAACAAAAATTGGCGAAGTCAGAGCCGCGCCAATGTCCCAGATAATCGCCAACAGAATCAGAAGGATCACACGATAGATCCAATCTTTCTTTGTCGTTTTCATTTTGATACCTCTATTTAATTTTTGATAATGGCGCGGCAAGCAAGATTCGAACTCGCGGATGTGTTACCATCAATGGATTTCAAGTCCACCGCTTTAAACCACTCAGCCATTGCCGCATATAACAAGCCTTTTCACATCATGCTCGGGATGATTCTTGACAATCGCGTAACAACGTGATACACTTTTGCCAACTTAACTCTCACTAGACACACCAGTTCCTCAATGACGGACATTGTTCTCGCGTCTCGAGCGGATTGGAGGTGCTTAGATGAAGCGTTAGGCGAAAGATTTTCTTGATGTCGCTGGTGACATTTGCAGTATCGTCGGGCTCATACTGATGGTTCTGCAGATGAATCACGTCATCGGGTAATCCTGACAGCTCAGTGGTTATGGCCGCTGGGCTGTTTTCTTTTCTCGATCTCTTTATCCACATCTTCCAGAAAGCTCATCCAGTTTTGAAGATCAAATTCATCTCCAAAATCAAATCCTTCATCCAGACGTTGATATAGATCCCGCTGAAAGCACCATAGCGTTTTATCTGTTAACTCGCTCAGATGTGGTGTAATGAAATCGATCACAAGACCAGGCATATATGTTCTGCGCCCGACTGCGTATCGAACAGCACAGTTACAAATGGCACCGAAGTCATCATCATGCGGATCGATCATTACCATAATCGTTGAGCTCCTCTTTAATTTGTTCATTTCTGATTTGATTCGTCCTGTGCTTCGCAAGACGCTTATCGCGAAGTTTTGCCTTTGCCCAGTTATTTCGAACTCCACTCCAACGTCCGTATCGATGTTCAAATTCATCAGCACCCCAACCCTGATGGCCTATGATGCCTTTATAAATTTGCTGTCGTTTCATAAAACTGGCTCCTTTCTCGAAAAATAGGGACACTGTTATGTAATTTGTTTGGCACGCCCAGCAGGATTCGAACCTGCAAAAAAAATGACAGTTTTAGAGACTGCGGCTTTGACAATTAAGCTATGGGCGCACATCGAATCCGAATGCCCGCCCACGGATATGACGCTCGCTCTTCTATCTTGTCAGCGTCTCCACAAGACTGTTTACCCAACCACAGACAGGTATTGGTGCGACCGGTGGGTTACGATCCCGCTACCCCTTGATTAAAAGTCAAGTGCTCTACCAATTGAGCTACGATCGCATAATATAGATCACAGAGGGATGTCACCTGTGATCCTCGTCCTGGCTTTAACGGGTCAGGCGTCCGGCATTTACCGTTACTCTTCAGAGCACTATTGGCGATATGCTTATCCACTGCGGTTCTCAAACTCGATCACCCTTTTGGGTCAAGCCTCTTCCGGGTTATAGCCGCGCTACATAAGGTTTTTCAGTGTTATTCCTTCACCTCTCACTGTTTTCGGGTTGGTGAGACTCACGCACAGTTGCGCTCGGAATGCGGATCTTACATCGTCAGGGCGCGCAGTTTGACCAAGCTTGCTACATCGACCCCTGATCAGGAGTGTGACTACCTCGCTAATCCTGTTGCAAACGTCATTGATAACATCATCTTGGTGAAAATTCTTGGTGAAAATTCATGTGGATTTATCGTCCATGGATTACAACTTTTATGGAGGATTTCGACCAAATTCAATTATCAAATCAACTTACACATTGGTGGTCCCGGCTGGAATCGAACCAGCGACACGGGGATTTTCAGTCCCCTGCTCTACCGACTGAGCTACAGAACCATAAAGAGGTCCTAACCTGACTCGAACAGGTGACATAGAGATTAACAGTCTCTCGTTCTAACCAACTGAACTATAGGACCATAAGCGATTCGGATGGGGATTGAACCCACGACCCCTAGCGTGACAGGCTAGTGCTCTATCCTTCTGAGCTACCGAACCATATAAACAGCAGGTATTGTTACGCCCCTGCCAAGGCGCTCACCATCTACCAGCCATGTGGTAAACAACGGGACTTATGTAATCGATCCACAAACCTATGCCCATGGATTTTATAAATCTTTGACCTGTATGCTTTGTTCTTTGACCTTTAGCTAAGAGTTTAAGCTTTGAACTTTCAACCTTTAACCTTTAATCGTAAACTTTAAGCTTTCCGTACATTCCGTAATTGAGCGATATAGCGCTCGATGTTTTTGGATATCGGATTTGAACCGATGTAACAACCTTTATAGGGTTGCGTCTTAACCTCTTGACTAATCCTAAAACCAAGTATTGTTCTTTAAGATATTTGAACACTTGTTTTATGACGGCGTATCAGGCCACCTTTTATAAGTGACGACTTGCTTTTTATTATTTTGATTTCGCCAAAAACAGTGCTGTCACCAGCAAAAAGCGAACGATCACAGTTTGTTATTTTCGATAGACAGTGAATACAGTGTGCTTTCTGAGAGATCAGTATTCGATGGTGATCTCTGTGATTGCATTAGAAGCAGACAGGACTGCATCGACCTCGGCTTTGAACTTATCGATCTTGGCGGCGAGTTCATCCTTGGCCTTCTTGATGTCAATACCATCGATCAGAACCATAGTTTCGCGCTCAATATAACTGTCACGTGCGTCTCGAATAGCCTCAGGGTCCATGTTGCTCTTTTCAGAAGCAGATGCAAGGCCCTTAGTGTAATCATCCGCACGATCACTCAGACGGGCATTGGTCGTTTCGATCGTGGCAATGGCGCTGGAATACTGACGCTCCATCATAGCGAGCAGCTCACGCTTGAACTCGATACCGTGCTGATTCATATAGATAGCCTCCGCAACAGTATAGACAACACCATCAATGGTCACATGAGTCTCTGCATTGGACTTTGAGATCGCACGCTTGATCGCATCGTGACGAGCAATTAGATCCTTGATGGAGTCCAGAGAACTCTGTGCGTCCTTCTTGTAATCCTCGATGGGAACACCGTTCAGCTTTTTCATGCTCTGCTTGGCTGCTGCACAGAACTTGGCTCCAGAAATCGTCTTAATGATCCGATTTTCCAGAACCTTCAGCTCGGCCAGACCACGATGGATTGTCATAGTTTCAGTAGTCATAATCATTCTCCTTTGTGATTTATAATCTTTGACTGCGGTTGCCCGCTGTTCTAATGGTGCTGGAGACAGGGCTTGAACCTGCAACCTGAAAATTACAAATTTCCTGCGCTACCATTGCGCCACTCCAGCATATAAAGGTGGATTCACTCCACCGATTGATCAGATCAAACAGACGTTTTTCTGCTACCCGATCTTTTTCCTACTGTAAGGAATCCATATAAGAAGCGAGTTCGCTCTGATATGTAAGCACCTGTTGATGCGTCTGGTTGGTGTACCGACCTTTCCTCAGGTACTGTTTGTACTTCCCTGCTCCGATCTGGTAGCGAAGAAGCGCCGCCGAATCGTTACCGGTGTACTGCTTGTGATACGCCAGCAGCTGAACACCACATCTGATGCCTGTTCTATCATCCAGCAATTCAGACATGGATCGAACGCCAAGCGTCTTGTTGAGATAATCGAAGTTGACCTCGTTGACCTGCATCAGACCGTAATCGACTGTGCCGTTTGCATTCACGTGAGTCAGGCCGCTTTGGAACCTGCTTTCGTTATAGATCACACCGAGCGCCAACGAATAATCAACATTGTATTCGTCACACACTGACTGCGTGTACGACTTGAGTTCATCGCTCCAGCCCTGATATGTCTCGACCGGACCGGCTGCTTCCCCGCTGAGCAGATTCGTCAGCAGATAAACGCCGGTTACAATAATGGCTGCAATCGTCTTTCTCATTTCAATCACCTCCTATTCTCTATAATGACAGTGTAAAGTGTGAATGGTAAAGGAAAAATTCAGGGGCTGGTCAGGCCCCTTCATTTTTATAATTTTCTTGCTTTCTCTCGCATTATTTGATACTTTCGGAATGTGAGCGGCGTATCATATTGGTTCTGTCTGAATTTTTCAGCGACATATTCGATACCATGCTCATGCTCTTCCGACATGATCTCATAGAATTCGCGCAGGTTTTTGATGGTGCTTGTTTTAACAAGGATGTTTTTATAGTTAGATGTTGGCGGAAGCCCATCGACGATCTTCTTTTCTCTTCGATACAGATCCTTAAAGTATCCAATTGGCACAGGGTTATCATTGGAACTGTCCCTGCTTGTACGAATAAGATAAGGACCATCGCCAAGATTCATTTCTAACTTCCCAAGTTGCCCCCTTGCGTGGTTTTTGAAATATGTGGTCGTGTTTTTAGCCTTACAGATGATCGACCATGCAATATCGTGATTGATATATTTCCCGCATACAGTTCTGGTGTCTACATCAACGTCTTTTCTTTTGACTAGACGGATCTCTTCAGACGGGAATCCGTAATACAGCAGGCACATAATTGCACCTGTCATAATTGCCCCTTCTTCCGAGAACACAGAAACGACGTAGGTGAAGAAATCATCTTCTGATGGAAATACATAGTTTTCAGCCAATTCATCGGTACTCTTGTTTGCAATGGCCTCCAGCTGGTTCTTTACACGCTCAGAGCGGAAGGTGGAACTGGTGTCTTTCTTTTTCCATCCGGACATTTCCATGTCAAAGAACGGATGTTGATAGTACCGCTGCGTTGAGAGCAAACCCTCATCTCTGCACCACATAATATACTGCTTGAAAATAGACAACACAAAGATGCTGTAGTTTTCATTCAGTTCGGAGATCCACTTCGAGAACAGATCGTTTATAAATTCTTCGTCTTTGTCAGACTCGATTTCATAAAAGTCTTTCTCATACTTCTGTTCGAACGCGGCAAGCTTATGAAAAATGCTGCGAACCTTGTTATACCTGTTCTTACTCTTAGCAAGAATGATATATTCTCCAGCGGAATCCTTGGCTGGATCTCCGTTTGAATCTTTTTCGCACATTTTATCCAGAATAAATCTGGTCTTGAGCTCTTCATTGTAATATTCCGCACTCTGTTTCATCGCTTGCTATCTCCTTACACAGTGGGTCGGTATATGAACTATTAGATTCATTGTACACTATGTAAGAAGATTTTGCAAACAGAATCGTAGATTTTATGATGCAGAGACCAGATTTGTACTGAATGCCGCCGCAAGCATCGGACACTGGATCACCATGGCGTTCGCTGCGCGCTGCCAGTTCTTATCAGAGAACGTTCCGATTGGTTCGCTCAACTGAGAGTTTAACAGCGTATCGCGGCCTTCGATCACAAGAGTGGATTCATGCGGTAAGCCATCGACTTCACCCACACCAAAATCAACATGGACCGGGTTGCGGCTGTTCCAGCGTTTTGTGGTGAATGGAATCACCTCACACTGGCCAGAGTTTTTGTTGTAGATGTTGTTACTGACGATCAGATAAGGATGAACGCCATAATATTTATGGACAGTTTTTCCTTCCTGCTTAACATCTGCAACATAACCGAGACGAATCTCACCGATTTTTGGGACACTTGAGCCAGCCTTAAACATATTATGACCTCCTTGCTGACCATCTGTTTTACTTTGTGTCCTTATTATACCATATTCATTCACACTTTACAATACCAATCTAAAGATTTTTTAAAAAAAGTGTGATTGGCTCCTCTGCACAATCGGATGAAATAATAAGGCGCTCCGACTTTTTCCCCCTCTCAACCTCACAAGAGAACACGTTGCCTGTAATGTTGCAGCAGCAACAAATGATTTCTGACCTTGGATCAAACTGACATTCGATACTGATGTAGCTGTATCGCTTGCCTTTTCTCAGTGCAACGCAGGATGACTTGGCTTTGATCATGCAGACATTTTCTTCGTTCCGGCTGCCCCAGAACTCGATGATGTCATATGATCGGATATGTTCGTACATTTCCTGGGCAGTATATGTGATCCGCATTTTGCCCTCCAAACAACTAAAAGATGTCCTGTTTTTCTAACCAAATTCAGTTCGGTTGTTATTTTACCACAAAACATGGCGCATTTCAACCCGAAATAACAACTTTTAATTGTTTAGAACCAGCCACGACGTTTCTTTCCTGCACTATACATCAATGCAATATTGTTTCTGTCTCCGTTGACATGACTTACCTCATCCAGGATCTCATCGTCATACGGAATGCCTTTTGCATCGAGATGTGCTTTGAACCAATAGCGATATTTAGAATGCATATACCGTCCAGTTGGATACTCCGATGGCCACTTCCCTAGACAGTTTGGACCGCCTCCATGCAAGCTCATCCATTCATCACGAACACGCCTGCGCATCTTGAGCGTTTCAGGGTCACCCTCCCAGCAATGAATTCCGGCTACTTGGTCTTTCTTTTTATTGACCCCTGCGTCCTGAACTGCGCTTACTCCAGTCGCTGCTCCCAGCCCCAGTAGACCTAAAACAAACGATACTGCTCCACTCATAACAAACTCTCCTTTGTAATTTATATAGCGATCTTATTCAAATAGATCCGGCCGACATCTTGGAAGATATGACCGACTATCGAGACGAAATAGTTCAGCAGTCAACTTTCCACCGCCCCAATCATCAAGTTCAAATTTCATCACCATTTCAACCAAGGCCATCGTATCCTTACTCTCTCTTCGCTTTTTAAGAGCTTTCTTCAATTCTGACTCCAAATAACACTTCTTTACCGCGTTCGGACGAGTTAGCTCGATTGCGTGCTCGATATCCAAAATTTCGTTGCTCGCATCTGTCAAGTCCTGATAAGCTTTCGCATATGTATCCTTTAGCTCTCCAAGCGTCTTGTCTACGATTTTTAAATTGCTCTTGAACTCGGCAAGCCGTTCTGAATCTATAACCGGATACGAAACAGCCCCTGGTTTTTGAACCGCCCCCAAGACTGTCCCCTGCTCTTCTTCTTTTGGCTTTGGTTGTTCTACTACCGGCTCTTGCTCAACAGGTGATGGAGGAGTATCATCAATTCGTTTTGGTAAATATCCATTTTCTCGATATGCTCTTGGCAGCGTCGATAACACATTCCACGCCTTCGCTTCATTCGAATATGTAGAAGCACAGCTCATATTATAGGTTTGGGTAAATTTACCATTTGTCTTTTTTGTAATGTAAGTTGTCCCATTCGCGAGAATGTAGCTCACATCAACACATCCTTCCTACATTATTATAATAGGGATCTGTAAAACCCTTTAATGCTCTTTCAAAACAACGGACTGGCCACAACCCATGACCCAACAGTTCTTGCCAGCATAAGCACAGTCCTCGCAGTGACCAGAACACTCGCAAGCAGTAGCAGGAGCATCACAGGTTCCGTCCTTAAAAGAGACGTAGGCAATTGGAAAATTATGTGGGTTATTCATAGTATAACTTGGCCAGGAAGAAAACAGAATATGTAAATTACAGGGAATTATACCGCCTTTATCCAGAAATGCATTAACAAGGTCGTATTTCTTGGTGAATGCTAGAAACTGGGTGCGAGGGAGTTTAGTTGCGATGCGACACATCATATCAAAATACCGTTCATCCACGATATCTCCACTGACATGCCACCGAAAATAAAAAGACCCATAAGCGGCTGCAGTTGCCTGCATTTCAAAGCCGTCAGGGTCTGTTAACCACAGATTCAAGTTGTTGTCATAGGCGTTTCGCACTGTAGTTCGCCAGTCGAAATGACTGACATAGCACGTCTTTGCGCACGGAACGCCTGGAGCACAGGTTTTGATACGGGGCATCGAGATCGACTTGATACTCCCCATCTTGCTGTTTGCGTTCGACACTGACAGCTTCAACATATTCAATTTTCATACCCTCATCCGTGAAGGGTATACTCCTTTCCTATAATTATATCATCCTAATAGTCCAATAAATTACACTTCTAAAATCGGTTCATCAGGCATCAATGGCGCAAATTTCGCTTCCGCGTCCAGATCATAATGATATGGGATATCAAGACGATCTAGTTCTTCCTTAAAAATTTCAGCCAATTCATCTGGCGAATAGTCTTCGATTTTCATTTTACATCACCGTTAGCGCCATTCGATTGATAGTCATAACTAACTCGTTGACACGGTTTCTATCGATGGTGTCCGGCAAAGCAGTGTTCGCCTTATCGTACTGCAGGCGCTTTTCATATTCTTTGTGGAAATCTTTTACATCGTGCTTGATATAACCGTTAGCCGCCTGGAATTCACCGTTTCGAGCCATCATCAACAGGTCGTGGTTCTCCGCCCGATTCGTAATGATTTCACCCTTTTCCAGAATATCAAAGACCATAAGGTAAAGACGAATCATATTCATAATGGTTTTGTTCATTCGCTTCTTTGTGATCTGATCTTCTGGGTGTTGATTACACCATTCGCCCAAAGTGACTGCCTTCTTGAACAATTTATCTGCAAAGCCACCAAACGAATACACGACCTGTCTGGACAAGAACAACTTCTTATTATCCATCAAAAGCTTTGTGGCCGGATGATAGCTGATGACAAGATCGTCAGCATTTCCAAGCTGCTCCAGCATGTTCGGATTGCCGCTGCACATGAGCTTGATTGCTTTGTTGAAGCTGAATACCGTTGTATCAGTAGTTTCATCGACCCAGTGATCGAACGTGTCCATGCCAAGCAGCTCATGTTCTGTGTTAAGTGCGACACCCCGGATATCAACGTCTGACCCTTCCACATTCGTTCCATAGGCGTGGCTGCCGCCAATGGTCAAAAACATCACTTGCTTGCCCAGATTCGGATTGGTGCGCAGAAAATTATACGGTTCGCTTGCAATGATCGATTGCAATTCCTCTCGTGTCATTTTTATCACCTCACTCATCCATCAATACTTTCCCAGATTTCCCCATGATAGCGATGATAACTATAGCCATCTGTAAACGTCTTGATCATATATGTAAGATCATCGAACGAGAATTCGCCAGGATCGATCTTGAGCTCCGGAATAGTGTCAAAATCAATATCGCAATCCTCGCCAAGTTCATCCCGCAGAGATTCGTCCGAATCATACCACCAGAAAACCGAGTTACAAATCATTTCGTTATCAAAATCAATAGTCAAATCGCCCTCAGACCAGTATTTTTGCTTGTCCATTACCTGCTCAGAGATTGCGACAAGGCCATCGTTGCGGGAGCCATCGTCCTTAAACTTAACATTCGGGAAGCGCTTATCGAACTCCGGCTTATCCTCAAAATCGATGCAGCCTCCATTGGACTCCATGAAGCGAACGATACGCAGAATCAATCCGTCCTTTGACGTGGTATCTTCCCATTTGACATTTTTAAGGATCTTCTGAGCTTCGTCCAGTGCGCTGGTTGTATATGCAGACCAGTGATAATAAATCGTGGCGATGTCCTCGTCAAACGCATGAATCGTAATAACCAGCCGCTGTCCCATTATTTTAACTCTCCTTTTTCATATAGTCGCTTTTTATATTCTTTTGATTTTCGGTGCGCTTCCCGCATTGTTTCTGCATCCGGGCGATAATACATCCAGTGTGTTCTGTTGTATTCATCGTTCTTTCGTTTTGCCCGCTGATCAACAATGAGCGAAATCGTTTTGTGCGAGACATTGTACTCCCGCGCCAGACCCCGGAGTGAGTATTCGCCGGTTTCAAACTTACGGGCGATTTCTTCCTTTTTAGCCTTTGTCAACTTCACCCGACGATCCTGAGTTTCTGATAGCCGACAGGTTTGCCACTTGCTTGCCAATCAATCATCCTCCGATTCCGCGAACGCCGATTCAAACTCATCCTCATAGCTTTCGATCTCTCCGTTATCATACTTTGCTAGAGCCTGCTGCATTGCATCGTCTGTATCTTTTGCATCCTTGATATGTACTTCGTAATAGCGATTTGCTGTAATATATACTGTGTATCCCATCTCGCCATCTCCTTTTAACAATGGCAGAGCAACCACGAAACCAGATCGTCATGCTTGAACCAGCCCGCCGGGAACCCGCGCCAGTTGTTTTTATCCGTCCAGCTCCTGGATTTCATCTGGCCGATTTGCTGAAGCTCTACTGAAAGACGCATCATAAATTTCTTGCAGTCCGCTTTATTCTTCATTGCTGTCTGCATTACAAAATTATCCTGCAGCCTGCCATTGACGACCTCACAGATCGCACATGGGCAGTTGCGACAATCCTTTTCGGTGCACATCAAACAGGGTGACATAAAATTCCTCCTTATACACCAGCAATATGACTGGCCATCATATCAGCGGTATGTGTCCACAGCACATTCTGATATTGGCCAATGGCTCGACCATAATACTTCCACTCGTTCGTGTCGGTTTCATAAGCCCCCATATGCCATCGAATACACGCAACTTCTTCCTCTGTCAGGGTGATAACACTCGCCAGCATACAGATAGATTTTTCGCCATGATGACTGAAAATAGAGTTATTCAGATACTCATACGTTCCTTTATCCGGAATAAAAAGATACTGATCTGTTTTGCAAACGTCATGCAGCAGCCCAATTAGATACGGAGAGCGTGGATTTTCCCATTTCAGTCCTAATTTATCTGTCAACGAAACAAGAGCCTTCACAACAGCAATGCTATGCTCGGCCAAACCACATGGATGAGAACCATGATATTTTGCAGATGCAGGAGCTACCCAAAAATTATGTTCGTTCAGCCATTGGGTGAGTTTGATATAATCATCCCATGTCAGATATTTCTTCAGATCTTCATAGATCTCATTTTTAAGTTCAGTCTGCTTCTTTTCGATTTCTTCGTTCATACCCATTCTCCTTTCAATTCAGCAATGTCAACCTTTACTGGCAATAATTACACCTCTTTTATAAATGATAAATCTGCCAGATATCCTTGTAATCATAACCAACAACAAACATTGTTGTGTCGTCTCCATCTACGTGCGGTTCACGATCCTCATCTTCTTTATCTTCTGTCCATGTTTTATAGTAATCCCAATACGCGCGTTGAACGCATTTCTGCATTTCATTTTGTGCTGCATCGAAACTTTCAAACTGATTCACGTTGGCGACATAAGCCGAAGTTGTTTCGCTCTCATAAATATTGATAAGTAAAAACATATTGCACACCTCCAACTAAATTATTCTGGCGGCGGTTATGTCTGCCCCAGTACCGCCAATCACCTGGCATTCGGACGTTAACTGAAAATAATAATCTCTTCCATATTAGGCTCCTTGAATCTTTTTACAGCTTGTATATGTCATCCAGTTATCCCAAACGATATCTTCTTGATGCATGTCTGCGATTTTATGAGCTTCAAAAGGATCTTTTGCTTCAACCAGAATGTATCCTTCGACTTTCACATCTACTCTGTAGCGCATGATTTACACCTCAAGATCAATATCAAAAGAAGCAGTCCCGTCTTCGTTCTCCCGATAATTCATTTTAGCGAGAGAGTCCATACACTCCTTTAACCTCTTTTGCGTGTTCTCTACATCCGGATGGCTTAGAAGATACCGGAGTCGTTTTGCTCCATCAGCACTCAAAATAATATCTTCATTAACGTAGTGCATTTTATTCCTCGTTCACGATCTCGATCTGGCACATCTTCATAGCTGCCAGCGCATTCTTGTGGGACTCAGGAGTAACACCGGCACAGCAGCTTGCATCCACAATGATAGGAACTTCAGGCTTTGCCGTCTTTAAAAGCAGCGCATTTGTAATCACACAAATATCTGTGCAAAGTCCAATCAAAGTGATGGAATCAACATTCCCAGGAAACAACGTCTGATAGATTCTTTGATTGTCGTCTAACGTTGCATCAATAAACAACTCATAGCTGCCAAACGTTTCCTTATGATAGATTTGCTCGTAATCTGTGACAAAATCATTTCCGATTTCGTTTATTAGCTTCCATCCGTCTGTTCCTTCAACGCAATGAACAATTGGAAGATGTTTGCCCTCCTGAGTATTAAGATAGTTTTCGTCATGAGTGTCCATCGTATAGAATACCGGACCCTTCCAGTTCTTGATCTTCTCAACGACCTTCGGCACAATGGCCTGTGCTTCAGGAGTACCAAGAGCGCCGGTTACGAAATCGTTCTGCATATCAACAACGACAAGGATATCAACCTTTTCCATCATTAGATCCTCCTGTTACCACTCAACTTCGTAAACGTCAGGGTTATACACCGGCATCGGCAACAGCTTGAACACATTGGCATCGTACATCCGATCGATCTTACCTGCGGTTACAGTGTCGCCGCCGAAATCACCAGTGCGGATGTATTTGTCGAGAAAATCATAGGTAAAGCCGAAATTATCTTCATCAGTACGGCCGGTCAATCCATCAGCGGGAGCCTTTTCAATAAACTTCTCAGGCAGCCCCAGCTCACGGCCAATGGCTTTTACTTCGGTAACAGTCAATTTGCCAAGAGGGCTAAACTGACCTGCACTGTCTCCAAAAAGAGTGGCGAACCCGACATGATCCTCCGAAAGATTAGAAGTGTTAGCCACCCGGCCATTCATGCTCTGAGACACCATGAACAAAGTCGCCATACGGATTCGCGCCGGAAGATTCACACGAGCTTGCTTGGAATCGCACAAACCAGCCGTCCGGCCATTGGCCAGCAGCGTATTCACGGTCTCGGCGATATTGATTTCGAACGACTTGATACCCAGATGAGCGACCAGTTCACGCGCTACATCAATATCGCTCTGAACGCCCTGCGGCATCAAGACACCGATCACGCGGCCATTACCCAAAGCTTCACAGCACAGAGCTGCCACGATACTGGAATCCTTGCCGCCAGAGATACCAACCACGGCGTTACACTCGGGGCCATTCTCACGGAAATAATCCCGAATCCATTTCACGATTTCATCCTTTGTTTTTGCCGCATCAAATGCATACTTGCGTTCACACTTGCGCATATTATTTACCCTCCAATCTCCACAGTTCCACGTCAACGTCTTTAAATGTAAAATCGATGATTTCTTTCACAAGTAGCCATTTTGCGCCGCCACGAACACAGCCGATCCCATACGGCATAGCCACTTTGACTCCTGATGCCTTGGCGATTTTGGCCACTTCTTTGAATGCTTCCGACAGAGCGCCAACAGACGTGTACTGCTTTCCGTCATATCCATAACTGTTCTGACCAAAGCAATTGACGATCCATCGAGAACCTTTTTCATCGACTGGAACCATCTGAGCGACACCCAGTATTCGTTCAGGACAATCCTTGTTGCTTTCGCAGTAAGTGTGATATTTCTCGTACACCTTTGGATACCGCTCACGAACTTCTTTGGCAACACCAGACCCCATAACGCCCTGACAATTCACCTGATGACAGATGATCTTAGCATCAGAATCAAATACGTTGCCCTCTTTGATAATTACAGCCATAAACTCACCTCTTATCTAAATTTTTAATTGCAAAATACTGTGCAGCTCTCGGACTATTTAGATTGAATTTTTCAAAAGCAGGATTCACAACTATAACATTGCCATACCCATATTTTCTGAAAAATCCATTTTGAATAAGCTTTCTAGCTTCATTTCGATACTCACACGCAACTGCTTTACCATCAACAATGAAGTATAATAGCTCTGGTTCGCCCATCCACGTTCTTGAACCGCTCATCAGAACTTTCCTTCCCACAGCCGGTCGCGGACTTCCTTCAAACTGTATTCCTTGACCATCGCGCCATTACGGAATACGGTTTGCAGCATGTTTCCGTCAGAATGAGCAGCGTGATCCATCAGGCCGTCAGTACAAACCAGCTTTCCAGAATCATCCTTAGTGACATAACACATACCCTTCAGACTCTTCTTAAAGTGATCAGTGTCGGTCTTGGGGTTCTTGAAGATCTGAATCTCCTTGCCATTGACCACGCCATAAGTTGCCTTGACTGCCATGCCAAAAGTATCGCGAGTGAACGGCTTCAACTGGCCATTCTGCTCGATGCACTGCATGGAGAACGAACCAACGCCAAGACTGACATTGTTACAGGCGAAACCATGTGCCTTGAGTTCTGCGTAGATCTTCTCACACCGCTGCACCGTAATGGAATCGCCGTACAGAGCCTTCACATGAGGATCGAGCACCTTGTAGCCCTTACTGTTGACTGTGCCGCCGAAGATATCCCACAGATGATAGACCGTCTGCGTGACGATTTCGACCGGGTCGCCAGAGTCGCCACGGATCAGCAGCGTACCATTATGAGCCATAATTTCATCCTTGAGCTGCGGCAGGATATTATCGACCAGATTCCAGTAGTCGTAGGAATCAGACACCATGCTGAAACTCATATTTGGATACAGCTCCGTCAGCGCCCGGCGGATGAAAGTGATCTCGTCGCCATCGACAGCGAAGTTAGAACACATCACACTATGCTCGGTACTGACAGCGCCAAACGCAACGGGCTCTTCTTCGCAATTGCAGCGATACATTTCTTCCAGATACGGAATCGCAGGGACAGTAGCCGTATTCAGAAAACTCAGACACCAACCGGCGCTTGACTTAACTGCCGACTGCATACACTCCTGACCACGGAAACTGAAATCACCCAAAGCACGAGCATGAGGCACGCCATCCTCCACGGTTTCATCGTAATACTTGTCCACGATATCACGATACAGAGTTCCGACCGTTGCAGAAATCATCGGATGCCACAGCTCAGAACTCATAAAAGATTCGAGGAACTGCGGAACCCATGCGAAATCAGGATGCGTATTGCTCATCTCCAGAAACGGCACATGGATGGGGCAACGAGTACCTTCTGGCAGCGCCTTGATTTCAACAGGAAGATATCCCAGATCATGTAGCGCTGCAATCTTGCTCAGATCGTAAGCATCCTTACCAATGGTTGCATCCAGATATCGTTTATACTGGGGAACGACCATTTCTTTTGGTTCGTCGAAGAAGTTGTCGTTGAAATAGTTCGTCAGATAATCCTTGCAGAATGCCTGAATACCGAACACAACGACTTCATCCACGCCATCCAGTCGGCTCATGCGTGGAGTAAAATAACTAACCAGCTTGGTAGTGCCGACCGGAAACTGCTTACTGTGGGTTGTCTTGTAGAAGTCACACAGCAGCATCGGATTAATATCGATCATTTCAAATTCTCCTCCAGAAGTTTTTCCACGATTTTATTTGAAGTAATGCTAAAGAAATCACCGTATTTTTCTTGAATTTTTTCGTACTCTTCTCTTGTGCAGTTAACCTTGAAAGACATTTTATCTTTTGACGTATGAATTCGGAATTGAACATAGGAACCATCATAGTTACCAGACAGTTCATGACAAAAATCTTCTTTCCACTTTTCATCAAGAGAGTCATTTAGCATTTCATCAACGCAATCAAAAACATAATTTTTGTCGGTATGAAGATTTGCAATCAGCTGTTCCAAAATCCAATTAAATTCGGCAATCACTTGACGTTTTTCGACATCGCTTTTAACTTCTCGAACTACGTTCAACCTGTAAAATTGATCGTTGGCATTATATGTCATTGCAACCGGAGCAAGCTGCCAACCAAAATCTCCATCCGTATTAAAATGAATATCTAATGCCCAAACTTCCATATCAGTCCTCGTCCCAACGATGTCTCAATACCGTGATTTTATCGTGGATACCAGTAAAAATACTATCGGTCGTATACACCTTGTGAATCAGCTCCTGGTCGTCAAACAGATGGCCGCGCTCTTTGTCCAGGATACTGTTCTCGCAATGGCTGACATAGATATCGATATCGCCCGCACCCAGCTCTTTCAGCTTCTTGGCCGAATAGAACATGGTGCCGCCGTAAGAACAGATATCATCGATCATTAGAACCTTTTCACCAGGCTTCACTTCACCAACAACATCCAGACCGAGAATTTTGCCCGTTGCCCAGTCCCGCTTTTTATCGCCATGGATGATATAGGCGTTGCACTTGACTCGCTCCAATGCCCAGTGAACAGTTTCCTCATATCGTTTCATTGCGCCGGCATCCGGAAAATAGATTACATCTGGCTTGCTTTCCTCGATTACCTGACAGACTTCACGAATCGGAGTATGTACTTCGCACCGATTGATCAATGCCGGAGCCACATCACTGTGAGGGTCAAACACGCTGACGCAGCTGAATCCGCACCGATTGATCTCATCGGCGAACCACTTGAGAGTGAATACGTCCTCGTCGTGATAGGCGCGATCCATACGAGCATTCGGGATATACGGCATAAACAGCTCAACTTCTGCCCCGTTATCCTTTGCGTCCTTTGCGATCATAATGACCGTGGGAAGCTCGGCCATGGATTCAAACGTCCAGACGATACTGATCACGTTGAGATAATTGATGGTCAGATCCTTCTTGATCAGCGGAGTGCCGTCAGGGAAAGAATCAATCTTATAATGATTTGCTTTAACCATATTATTTCTCCTTTGCGAAGTCCTTAAAATCGTTCCACTTGATTTTAACGATTACCCGATTGCCACGTCGATCTTTCAGTTCAACTTTCGGGCGACCAACCAGACCTTCCATATAAATGCTATCAATCGAAATTGTAGACTTCGGATGCTGACATACAAACTTAATACCGTCTCGAATCGTTCCCGTGAATAAAACAGGAACCGCTTGGATGTCAAACATCTGAGCAGTCTTCTCAACCCATTCCCTACTCTGGTAGTTATCACCGATCAGGACATCGAATAAGATAAACCACTCGTCAGGCCGGTATCCATGACCGCATCCCTGAATCTTGCCACCGTAACCCTCGCCAAAGAGGACTACTTCTTTGTCACCGTAAGTTTGTTCAAATAACTCTTCTGCTTCAGGGGTACCAAAGATTTCATTCAGTGCGGCTGTCAGATTCTTAGGAAGTTCGGCGCGTTCAGTTCGTCCTGCAAAACTTACCCTATGACCGTCCCAGCAAACACGCACGTTCGTTCCATCCACTTTCTCAGTGAACTCCCACTCGTTATTTTGTAGGAACTCGATGGTCTCATTGCGAAAATCTCCAAGAATCAGTTTCTTTGTGCCAACAGTGTCTCGATTGAAAACCGTCTCAATCTTTTCATAGGTGCGCATCAAATAAGCCTCCTTAGACCATGTAGTGAATGTCTCTTTCACGAGTACGGGAGATGATGACTTTGACCACACCGTTGTCCTTTTCAAAAGCTTCATAACGATCCTTTTCATCGTCATCGCTCTTGGAATACGGATTGATCACATCAACCTTCTTGCCATCAATGAACTGCTCACCGTTGGCGGGGTTATACTGGATATCCTCGGTGTTGATGTAGCAATCAGGCCAGTAACCATCTTTCAGCTTGACATCAAAACAGATACGCTGTGCACCATTGAACATATCAAAACGCTTGGTGCAGGACGCACGGTAACCATCCTTGAAGATAACAGTGAGCTTATAGCTGGTCTCGTTCATATTGATGATGTTCAGATCCTTGATAGCCTCTGCGAATGGAGTGCCCAGATTCAGTTCAAAGGCGATAGACCGCAGACAGTCGTAGTTCAGATCGATCTTGCCAGAAAAATCGACCACAGCTGGGATCTGATCGTAATACTTCTTTTCGAGCTTATCCTTGAGGTAGGTTTCGACCTCATCAGCGCCCGGGTAATCGAAGCGGAAGTGATAGTGGAAGCGGCCGGGACGGTTGACCAGATAATCATTCAGGCCATTGAGCTGGTTACAGGTGACAACGAACAGCTTTTTGCCTGCGCTGGTACCATCGAACAGACTCAGCATCGTATCCTGCGGACTTTCATTGTCCCTGGCCTTGAATGTCTTATCAAACTCGTCAAACAAGATCATAACTTCCTGATCGATGGATTCGATGAAATTGGCGATACCGCCGATATAGCGGTTAGCCAGAATGACAGGATAGCCCTGCTTGACGGCCTCGATTGCAATCATCTTAGCGGTCAGAGATTTGCCGATGCCTTTGTTGCCGCTGAGGATGACACCCAGATTGCGGTTGAACACTTTGAACGAATTCAGCACTTTGGCAACCTTGCTGCTCTGGACACCATACACCTTTTCGTTGATGACCATATCGGGGCGGCGGGACAGATAGAAACCGGTCATCTCAGAACAGTGGATATCATAGGTACCCGCCGGGATCTTGTCATACGCCTTCATATCGTCGCCATACAGGAACAGATTGCTTGCGCTTTCAACAACTTTCATGTTTGATACTTCCCTTCTCAGTTCAGCTCTTCCAGCTTCTTCATCAGATCCTCGATACCCATGTCTTCCAGCGCCTTATCCTTTTTCTTTGCCACGATCTCCATGATCTTATCGCGCTGTGCCTTCTTCTCGGCGGCGGATACACGCTCCGCTGCCTCAGCCAGCTTGACAGACACGATATACCTGACGATATCGATCTTATTGGCCAGATCCTGATCCTCGGCGCTCTTAGTGGCCAGCAGAGAATCCTCGTCAGCGGTCTTCTTCTGACGGTTCAGCATCTTGAAGATGGCATCCAGATCCTCGACCCGCAGACTCCACAGATCCTCTACGGTCATAACGCCCTTGTAGTTAAAGCGATAGCGATTACGAGTTGCGATTTCAAACAGATTCTTTTCCATGATAATTTCCCCTTTCAGATTTACAGAAGTGATTCACAAACGCATTCCTGTTTTACAAAACTTTTGGGAATCAGCATTTGTTCTGTCCAATAAGAACCACAGCATTTTAGTTTTACAGTTTTTTGAGACTTAGAGTATTCTTTAATCTCAAATTCCGACCCAGCAAGGCGAACCATATTTAACGTTGGAGTTGCACGATAACCGGCATTCTTACCTCCAAATGTTTGATAGACCGTATTGATGTCCAAATCCGGACGAACCACAACATGATCGCCTTGCTTAAATCGAAGTGGAATTACATAATCCATAACAAACCTCACAGTAGAGATTCACAGTAGCACTCGTTGCCGATTTGATCAGAAAACATGTCGTCTGTCCAATAGCGACCTCTTGCTCTGTATTTTCTACCATCGACTGTATCGACTATTTCTTCGATTTCGATAGTCTGTCCACAAAGCTCTATCATGTCTTCGGTTACAACATCTGAAACAACGTTCCTCCAAGGAGCATTTTCTTTTCCACCTGATCGCATCCAATAACACTTTCTAAAATCTAAATCCTGGCGGACAATAACGACATCGCCTACATGATATTTTGTATCTTGCAACTTGTGCCTCCTTATAGCAGAGATTCACAGCAGCACTCTTTTTCGTTCGCCAGACCAACAAACATATCATCTGTCCACAGAAATTTCCGGTCCGTTTCTTTGATGACATATCGATTGCGACAATACTCAAGAATCGTGACGACTGTTCCTTCCAAAGCCTTTCGTGCACGGATCGAAGCTTCGTTCACACAAATCACATTACTAGGCGGATACCGACTCCCAGAGCGCATATAGTAATCTTTACACTCTCGAATATCATTGATCACCACAACACGATCACCCGGCTTATAACGATAATCCATTTAGCACCTCACAGTAGAGATTCGCAGTAACATTCATTTTCGTTTACCAGACCAACGAACATATCGTCTGTCCAGAAATCAGCATCAGGAGCTTCCGCGATATGATATCCACCATTTTTATACGATTTAATCGTCACAATAGCTCCTGCAAAAGAGAGGTGTCGTTTGGTGCACGAGGCCCAGCCACCAGCGCGCGGTCCAGATCGCATCTTGTAACTATCACTATACGTGAGAGCTTCGTGCAGATCATTTTTTACAAGAACCTTGTCGCCGATTTTATACCTATATTCTGTAGGATAAGTTGCCATCAAATCACCACTTTCAGAACTCGCTCAGTTGCCCCCTGCACCTTAACGATAAAACTGTTATGCTGCGTCTCAGAGAAGCCAACACCGGACAGCTGGTCATCCACGGACTGAACTGCCATCTGAGAACCCAGCGCCTCAAACACACGCTTATGCTGCAGCAGGTCCGCCTTCAGGAATTCATTGTAGAAACCATTGGGCTTTTCCGGATTGACGCAGTCTTTGAGCATGAAGAAGTAGTGACGGTTGCCATTGCCGGTCTGTTCGTCCCAGTAGTTCGGAGAGTACATCGCCACAGACACAGGTACAAACTGATTGGAATTCACACCCCAGATCTCGCGGGTACTGGTAGAACTGGGCAGCAGCTCCTTGATGGAGAACTGACCGTCCTTCAGTGTGACTTTTGCCACGGCGACATTCTGACCACCATGCAGCGGCTTATCGTAGTTAAACGAGTAGATGTTGCCATCAAACTCGATCTCAGCACGGAAACCAGTTTTACCGCCACGACTAGTGAAGCAGTTCACATAGAAACTGTACTCGCCTTCCTTCATTTTCTTAATGTCAGGCCAGGTAATGTTCTCAACAGCAGCCTTATCCCGCGAAGGATGAGTGATATCCACATCCAGGCGGCCATCAGTACGAGGGTGCCACTTGTTTCTGAAATAGATGTGATTCTTATCGGGTTCAATACAATGAGCGTCCTCATCGTTTTCATCCCATTCACCAGGCATATCGTTCCACTGAATCGAGAAACGCAGCACGCCATCCACCTTACCGCCAGCAGCCTTAACGTTTTCGCGGATATCGCTGTCTGCCATATTGCCGGTATACGCCCAGCTGAAACCATTGGACCACTTGAACATGCTTGGCGCGCTCTTATCCTGCGGCGCAATCAGAGATACCATGTTCTTCGAGAAGCGATTTTCCATGAACAGTTCCAGACCTGCCGCAGTAGGCAGAACTTCTTTGACGAACTTTTCGATGCCGATTTCTTCCGCGCGGCTGAACTTCTTAGGGTCGGCACCCAGAGACTTTACCATTGCCTCAAACGGATTCACAGCGCCCATCACCCGAGGAGCAGCATCACGGTTGCAGAACAAGATGTTGTTTGCAGTGATGTCGTCCAGAGTGGCGAACCGACGACCCAGGCTGTTCATGTAGCCCAGCTCAGTGACGGTTTTCTGTGCGTCTTCCAGCATCTTCTTGGTGAAAATCGCCTTGGGGCGCTTATAGTTTGCGGGAGCAACCACCTTTTCAAAAGCAGTCACAGCAGCATCCACGTCCATACCCTCGCTCAGGTTCACCAGCAGAGTACCGATTGCCGTATTGCGGATACGAAGCCGGTTCATCGACATACCGCCGGGAGCCATCCAAACATAAGCGGACTTCTTTTCATCAGGCAGACGATCATACACTCGCTTATCGATTTTGAAGCCACGAACCAGAGATTCAAACTCCTTACCGCGATACAGGCTGTTCTGCGCAATCAGCTCAAGCACGGTATCCACGGCATCCATGGTCAGCTCCTCCAGAGAACGCTTGAACACATTAGCAGAATCACGCCACTGAGCCATCTTGGTAGGTACGTCATCGGGACGCACAATGAACCGCTGAGGAATCTCGACAGCGAAATGATCCCAGGTATGAACCGCCTTATGATCAGCGTCATACTCATAGTTCATCTCAGTGCCAAACTTGCCATCAGAGATCATATTGCGGCTGATGTAATACGGGTTCACAACAGCGCAGGTTTTCACATAGGCAGCCAGCGCATCCACAACCGGCTGATAAACGTCAGACTTGGTGTCGAAATCCCAGACGGTGACCATCTGACCATCCATGAAAGAAACCAGCTTACCGATGTTCTTCACGAAGCGACGGCAGCAGGAACAATCATACTCACGGCGCTTACGGAAGATGGAGTTCGTGCCAGCCGGGAAGCTGTCCAGATAGAGGTCATATAGCTTATCCTCATCTGCATTGGTAATAAACAGAGGTGCGTCATCCTTCACCATCTCATTGAAATGCTTCTGAATCAGAGCGCGGAATTCTTTGAAGTTTGCCATTGTTTTCATTCTCCTTTTTGATTACAGTAAACTGTTACAAATACATTCGGTCTGGTCTTCAAACATAGACTCAGTCCACCAATAAGGGATTCCCTGTAGTCTATAAAAATCATCATCATCGGCGTAATCCTCGACTTCATAGGTCTTTCCGCTATAGTTGACCATATCGTCGTTACAGAAAAGGTCTCGTTTGCCTGCTGACGGCCCATACCAGACAGGGTAATCGCGGTCTGCGGTCAAATCTGAACGAATCGTTACCAGATCACCCGGCTTGTACAATAAAGGTTTCATCACATTCACCTCACAATAAAGAGTCACAAATACATTCGTTTACAGACATCGGCTCAAACATTTCATCAGACCAATACAGATGATCAATGTCATTATCGATTTTGTAACAACCCCGCTCATAAGAAATGATTTTATGGACTGACCCCTTATATTTTTCGATATGATATACAGTCCCGGGTTCGCATCCAGCTCTGGGACCGGAGCGCATATAATATTTCTTGCTATGATTGATATCGTCGCGAACTTTTACGAGGTCGCCAATTTTATACAGGTATTCACCTTCCATAATTCACCTCACAGCAGCGGCGTGCAGATACATTCGTTGGGCGCTGCAAACATCTCGTCCGTCCACCGATCGCAGCCATAATCTTCGTCGATGTAATAGCGGCCATTGCGCTTGCCGGCAATATGAACCACAGTGCCAAGCCGCTGCGCCTGAGAATAAGTAAGGGTGGCACTGACATCATTTGCTCGGTAACCGGAACGCATATAATACTGAACACCGCGCTCCAAATCAGGCCGAACAAACACTTCCTCCCCGTTTTTGTACTGATAATATCTTGACATTGCTCTACTTCCTCCATTCCATTACAGCAATGAATCGCAAACGCACTCGTCCACAACAAGCGGCTCAAACATCTCGTCAGTCCAGATGCAGCCATCGATTCCCTGTGCTTTATAAACACCGCGAACTTGTGCGATCTCTTGAATGACGATCTCTTGTCCTGCGTATTTTTTCATCCATGGAAGAGCCAGCCAGCACTGACCTTTATTTTTGCCAGACAACATTTTATAGTCTTCATTTTCCGAGAGATCAAGCCGAACGCGGACTCTGTCGCCCGGGTGATACATGTAATCAGTCATTCTACTCCTCCATCATCGAACCAGTCCGACACACGATCAGACATTTCGTCCATCTTATCCTGGTCTGCCTTGACATAATGCATTGTGACACGCTGGCTGCTATGCTTAAACTTTTCTTGAAGCATCTCGATCGTTTGCCCAGATGTACCAGCCTTTTTCGCTGTCTGAAGTGCAGCCATTGCATAGGTTTTGCGCATGGTATGAGTTGACAGATCGATATCCAGCTCACACGCTTTCCCTGCTTCTTTCAAGATCCGATAAAATCCGCGCACTGTCAGAGGGCCACCCTTGCGACTGCGGAACAGATAATCAGATTGACTGATCTCGAAATCCTGTTCATCGAAATAATCTTCCAAAATGTCGGCTGCCATCTTGGGGATCTTGCACACATTGCGCTTACGGGTCTTTTCTTCGATCAGTTCGACATGCTCTTTCACACTGCCATCCTGCTCGTAAACATCGGCCGTTTTCAGACTGAGAAGATCGCCACAACGAATACCCAGACTGCACCCGAACACGAAAATCGCCTTGTTGCGTAGACGAAACTTGGGGTCGCCGTTGGAAGCGAGATAATTCGCCAGTTTCTGGAAATCCTCTTTGGAACGAATCGGATCAGCGGGCGAAGGTTTGATGCGGCCATCCTTTGTATAAAGGCTGTTGGTTGGCTTTGTCTTGTGCTTTTTCTTGCGAGCGGCAGCCACGATGTCCCAAATCATTTCCTTCAGCTCGGTTTCACTCATGGTGATGTGAGCTTCGGAACCAGGCTGCTGCGGGAACTGAACCACGCGATCCTTACACTTACGTGCCGGTTCTGCCATTGATCTTCATCCTTTCTATGTAAATCAATATCTGTGTTGATATTTTTCTCTGTAACGCAGGTTATGAGTGTATAGCTCGTTATCGAAATCGTTGATCATGCGGCACTTTTCTTTGTATTGGTGCTGCTGTGTCAGCTCGATTTCGACGTACTGCTGGCGCTCCTGACAGTGATCGTGACACCCGGGATAACGCTTGGGAGCCACACAATAATGGCAGGGATTCTGCATTTTCAAATCATTCCAATCATAGTAAACTTTCGCAAACACAAGCGGTATCGTATTCGTACCGTGCTTGGAACATCTGATCCGTCCAGGCATATGATTTATTGTCTTCTTCAATGAAATATTGACCATCAAGATGTCCTGAGATATGAACGGTCTTGCCTTCGAACTCCTTCATTCCGTCAGCAATATTGTTGTATGTGTATGTATTTGGGCCAGACTCCATAAAGTAGCTGCATCCCATTTTGAGATTTCGCTTTACGACCACTGCGTCGCCCTTATTGTATCTGTATTTCATTGTTTACCTCACAGAAGAGATTCACAGCAGCACTCATTGATAGGAACAAACATCTCGTCGGTCCAGCCATAATCAGACTCTTCCAGAGTGTATCCATCTCCTCCGTGGCGAGGACCATGAATCGTAAAAACCTTTCCAGCCTGATCTACCATTTGATCAACCACATTGTAGGTATAGTCCCCATTGTGGCTGCCTGACCTCATACAATAAATTTCACGGCAGTTCAGATCCGGGCGAATCATTACTTTATCGCCGGGCTTATACATCAATTCCATATTTCTACCTCATTTTCTTTTTTATCAAAATCACTTTCTAAATCCGATGCTCTGGAAACGGGAGGACGCACGATCGGAGACTTCGTCACGCGACCTGGCGCGTGACCTCGTCTCGGATCGAAGGACGAGTGTTTCCTGACAAGGATTGGCAGAGGCCAGCTGCACGATCAGGGCCCATGGCGGAGTGCAGCGGCCGATTGTTGGTGTATTCTTCTTAACATCCGCCTTGGGCGTGATGCTCGCTCTTTGGAACGATATACAAAGTGATTTTTTGTTTACTGATTACTGATCTGGCTCTTCGAATTCGATTTGTTCGCCCATGGATGCCGCCGTTTCACAGACTTCATCAAACAGGACATCTCTGCCGGCTTCCAACATTGCCTGGTGAATGCTCGGCTCTGCGGCGGCCACAATGGTATCGCAGAAATTGGTATCGTCTGTGTTGATCGATTTCAGATTCAAACTTTCCACGATCTCTTTGACATCCTCAGGACCCCAAAACACCAGGGCTCGCCGATCCTCTTCGTAGACCACCTCTGTTTCGATGCCCGTGGAATAGTAGATCATATCCGCGACCTTTTCGAGTTCTTTCGACGGAACCTTTCCATCCCGACACATAATTTCAATCATAGATCATCACTCCTTGTGTGTATCTCTATTTTTTATGCAACAACGCCCTCTTTGGGACGAAGATCCTCTTTAAGCATCGCCACAATATCGGTGCCGAACTTTGCATTGTAACGACGAATCAACTCGTCGATCACCTCGGGCTCGACCATGTGATAATAGTTGAGCTTGCCATTGAACTTTTGCAGATCTTCCAGCTCCCAGGTTCTGCCATGCTGTTTTGCATCGATATAATTCGTCATAGCCGAACGGAACATCTTAAGATTGCGCCAGCCAACCGTGATCTGATTGTCCTTGTTCCACATCAGGCCGAGGCACCAGTTCTTGCTGGAGTGCCGGTTGCCGTAATGCGTTTTCGTTTCGTTCAGAGTAAACGGCGCATGGAAGAAGTTCAACGCATCAATGATAATTTGCTGGATTTCCATCGGGTCAAAGTGATGATAACAGCTGATGAGGATGTCATCTGCATATCGTGTGAAAGTAAACTCGCGATCGATGCCGTCCTTTGCTTTGTAGCCATAGCACAGCTTGCGAGTGATACAGTGGTCAAACGGAATCATCATCACATTGGTAAGCCACGGACTGATGGGAGCTCCCTGCGGCAGGCTGTTGCGAAGGAAGCACAGGTTGACCGCCTTTGCCAGTTCATCTCGGCCACGTGTATCCCGCATGATCAGAGCGAATGGATAGATCACACTCATCATGCCGAGCAGAAAATCCGGTGTCGTACTGGGGAAGAAACCATGGAAGTCGAACTTGACCGCCCAATGATTCTGATAATTGACGACCTTTTTCATGCCGGTCGCCTCATCAACGACGGTTTTATTGTGACCTGCCTGATGCTTGCGGACCGCATCAATAAAGCTACGATTGGGAATATATGCGAAAGCATTCGTGTGATAATCTACGATCATAAAGCTCTTCAGCAGTTCCCGCAGCTCAATCAGTGCATCATAAAGAGTTTTATCGGGCGCATCAATGGGTCGCCAGCCGCCAGATTTCTTTGGAATCTCAAAGTGAGAGTAGTGACTCGGGATATCGCTGGATTCAAGCGCCGCATACTTCACGTTGTAGGCCGCCAGCTTCTCGATCATCTCAGGAACATTGGTGATAGCGCGAAGTTTGGCGGTTAAATCGTTGCGGCACACGGTCATTGTAGATGTGTTGTTGCCGCCATAGTGCAGTGCTTCTACATTCTGGACACCGGCGAGGATCTCATCAAAAGTGATCTGCCGGGTCTTAGGAGGATTCAGATATGTAATGTACATTGTTTCTCCTTTATGATTTCATCGTGATCTAAATGGGTTTCTTGAGGCTAACTTAGCATGCTGGAGGAGGTCCTTATCATGATTGGATGCTCAAAATGGCTATATAACCGCCTTCAGGTGACCCGAAAAGGTCTTTTCGAACTCTGCGTTAGCGTTGTTAGCCGACGGCTTCGCGCTCGTTTTGCGATGTTGATGCCTCGGGGGAGGACGCCCTCTTCTTAACAATTCGATACACTTGGCTTGGCCTAAGTGCGCTGTTTATGAAAAAACAACTATTCATCACGATTATTTATTTACGATTTTATCAGAACGCCATGACGCTCTCTTCACCCAGAATGAACGGGGTTGCAACGATCTGCTTTTTCAGCTGGTTGCCTCCCACGAAATTGATAAAGTTCGTAACCGCCAAACAGCAGATGAAACGAACGGTCGGTGCGACACCCTGAACGATGCCACATGCAGACACCGGCGTACTTACCTTTGCTTCCTCGTGAGTGAAGTTCATGGAGTTCTTCAGATTATCGATCTGCTTGCGATCCTTCCAATCGGCCGACCAGCACTGTGCATCATACAGGCCAGTGCGGATATCGAACACACCGAGCAGCTCAGGATTGTACTTGTTCTTCTCCAGGAACTGCTTGCGGATCTCGATGCTGTCCACGGCCAGGAACACATAACCCTTGACGGTTTCGCCCTGCCAGCCATTGGGCATCAGAACCAGATCCTCTTTGATATCAGGATTCACATTGCACAGAATGTTCCCCACAGCTTCCACCTTGGGATGGGCGATATCCTGCTGGAAGAACATCTGGTTGACGATATTCTTGGGTTCGACAAAGTCCATATCCCACAGAGTGAACTTGGTCAGACCGTATCGTGCCAGCAGTTCAGCCACAGTAGAGCCGACCGAACCACAGCCGATGATATGAATGCGACCCTTAACAGACGCAGGGTCAAACACCATTTCGATTTTGCTCAGATCCATTGTTGTTTCCTTTCTTAGTCCTGAAATGCGTCAGCGTAGGGATAGCAGCTCGAATTCCAATTGTTCATCAGGTCGTTCGGATTCTCCTGATAATACTTCATCAGATTGGATTCGCTTCCCTTGCTCTTGGCTGGATCGATCTTAGGGGCGGCTCCACCCGTGACAGTTTTCAGCGCCGGGTTCGTCGTGGCTGCCGGTTTCGTTTCTGTTTTTGTTTTCGTGGACGCGGCTGCGGTGCTTGCGTTACCAACGAACGCGCCTCCCTGATAAGCTGCTGTACCCGCGCTGTAGCTGCCGGAGTAAGCTGCGCCATTGTAGTTGCCGTTGTAGCCACTGTATGTAGTTGTGACCGGCTTTTGGACGAGCGCTTCCGCCTGTTCGAGAAACCCTTTCGTATCGGCCTCTCCAATCGTCACCTTGACATCGTCGCCGCTGTAGATGGCATTGTCCGCCATGTCCACAACACGGACGTTATACTCCCGCCGCTTGTTCCAGATCATAAAGATGTAGTAGTCCTCAGAGCTCAAGGTCTCAATGAGATCCCACTGATTCTGCATATCCACGCCGCTGGGAGAAGTGCCCATGTTCACATGACTGTGGCCCTGGAACCGCAGCGTATTAAAAGATTCATCGTCCAGCTCATACAGCCAGGTCGTATACTTTTCCTGGTCCGTATTCACTGTTGCGCCCGTGACCTGCTGCGGATAGACCAGGATCTTGGTGATCTGGAAATGAGTCTTATCAATGCGATTCACCAGACCGTGCCAGGCGACCTCGGTACTGAAGTGATCGATCAGGGCACACATCTCGTGATAAGCTTCCAGAGTGAAATTCACCTCGACTGCGTCCTTGGCAGGCTTTGAAAAATTCTTGTTAAAGGAGAACTTGTCCGTCTGCAGGTTACCCAACGCAGAAGCCTGTGCATAGAACTCCTGCAAAATCCCCTGGATCAGTTCGTCATTCATCTTAACCGGCTGCATACTTCAAACCTCCTTATGCCGTTTCATTGCTTTCGTTTTCCAGAATCTCAATCACCTCTCCGACGGTGTAGAGATTACCATCCTTATCTTCCAGACACTTCCTGTTTCTATAATCACCGAACAGCTTTTCCATCATCCATTCGACAACCGTAGAATCCGTCCAGTTGATATAAGAAGAAGAGGTCACCAGAGTGGACAGAATGCCGATGTAATCACGACGAAGAGCCAGATCCTGAAGCATACCGCGATAACCGCCGTAGCAGGTAAACCGGTCGATATGCGGCTGAGGGAAGCGATCCTTCATCAGGTCTTCCCGGTGATTCATGTTACTGCTTCTGATAGCTTCGACACGGCAGTCATCATAGACGATCCACTCGCAGTAGACACGCAGATTGAACCGGTGCTCTTTCCAGATAGCCAGGAACAACTTCTTGGTGAGATCCATATCATACGGGCTCTCCTCGTAGATGTAGCTGGACATCTTATCCTGCTTTTCGACATACTGCTTAAAGATATCTTCGTTGTAGTCATTCAGATAGCAGTTCACGCCGACCCACAGCTGATTGCCGGACTTATCCAGAGCGATAAGAGATTTGTTCGCCTTGAAGAAATCGACCAGCTCCTTCTCATCGTCTCCAGAGTTGCAGGCACGATTCCGGAGTACCAGAAGCTTCATCTGCTCTTCGTCCACCTGCTTCATGGCATCGCGGGCGCTGCTCATGTAATCGTTGACGTTGTTCTCTGCCCGGCGAACACGTTCTTCCTGATCATGAATCGAGCGGGTGAAGTTCTGACTACAGAATCCCTTGAGCATGCTTTCGACTTTCTTGCCGTAGAAGTCATAAGTTGCATAGATCTTGTCGATTGCTGCATTGAACTTGTCATACTTTTGCTCGGCCAGCATCTTCAGCAGATCGAGTTCGTCCCTGGTTGCCGGGTGATCCTTGAATGCCCACGGAAGCAGACGAGGCAGACAGCTCATCATCATCTGCATGACCTGGATTCTCTTGGGCGAAGGAGCGAACACCATGGTCGCCTGCTTGGTTTCGTTCTGATAGACCAGAGCGTCACCGCTGCGATCGACATACAGAGAGACATCCTCAAGACGAACCCAACCCGCCTTCTTGTAGTCCTCGTCGAACGTTTTCACCTGCTTGATGTAATCGGCTGCTTTCTTGTTTGGGATGAAATGGAAATACAGACCGAGCTTGATCTTTGTGAACGGACCACGCTCACCAGCGTAATAGGCCGCTGTCAGCTTCTCATCGTCCGGGAGCCGGATCTCGTCCTCGACCACCAGAGACTGCATGATGCCCTTGTTCTCGGGATCAGCGGTAAAAGTCGCCAGCCGCTCCTCGTTCATCACTGCCCGGAGAACGGTCAGGACGGTGTTATCTTCGGTTTCGAATTTGTTCCTGCTCTTGATGTCAGAGAAAAATTCGTTGCATTCGTTCGAGCCGAGCTTCGTCAGCAAACCAGTGAATGCCATAGTTACTTCCTCCTTAAATTCATATCTTGCATTTGAAAAGCCCAGATACTGGACACATATAAGGCAGACTTTAACCGGCCTGCCAGCGGCTGCAATGCTACTTATCTGTTGTAACCAGAACAGATTTATATTCGGACTTTATTCGAGATTCGCTCGAACAGATTCAGGATCAGACTCCGTTAATTCCTTAACGGGCGTTGTCCATCTTCTGAACACAGACCAGATAAGCCTTCTCGGTAACGTGCATAGCGGCGAAGGTCTTGTCCATGTCGCCAGGCTGCAGAACACAACCATCAAGAGAAGTCTGACCAGTAGCGTAGTTGATATCGTTCTCCTCCAGGCACTGACGCAGGGTAGTGTCCTCGGTAACCATGACAGTCTTACGGTTGGTGTTGGTACCCACAGTGATCTTCAGCATAATATGTACTCCTTTTTAATTTAAAAAATTTATTGTTGAAACGTCGGATTGACGAATCATCTAAAACGAATGCCGGACGTATTGCGCTGGAACATCCGGCGTGGAACCACAGTGGCGGCTTTACCAGGTGGCGCTCTTACTCAGCGGCGGCCTCGGGCTCAGCGTCGTTCTCGATGGTGATAGCAGCGTTCATAGCGGCCTCATCAGCAGCGATAGAGCCCATAGCCTCGGCGATCTGCTCCTCGATCTTGGTGCAGTTCACGATGGCCAGACCCAGCTTCTCACGAACGAACTCGTTGATCTCCTCGACAGTGGTCTTGCCGTTGGGCAGCTCGATGCTCATGGTAGCGACCTTGGGAGTAGTGACGGAATTCTTTGCGAAGGTCACACCCATCTCATTGGCAGAAGCAGAACCGCTGACACCGATAGCGCAGACAGGCTCCTTCTCCTTGCCCTCGCCCTTGTACAGAACCAGAGCCTCGGGACGGAACTTCTTGACCTTCTTCAGGGTCTCGATGTCGTAAGCGGAAGTGACGAAAACGTTGTTGTACTTAACAGTTGCCTTCATAATGTTTGATCTCCTTTATAATAAAAAAATGTTATGTAAACGAGCCGATTTGCCCGTTATACCGTTGTTGTTAGCAGCTCCTTCATATCGTCAAGAGCTTCGTCCCATGTGTCGGCCGACTGAATGAACTGGCCATTATCCGCCGACACGATTTCATAATGGCCGTCCACATACTTGATATGCATCCGTTTTCTCCTTTCATTTGACAGTGTAAAGTGTGTTTGGATGGCGAAAAAATCAAAGCAGAGACTCGCAGCGGCATTCACTGGTTGACTCTACAGGTGCCCACCAATCATCATGCAGGTGCTCGATCAGGCGAATTTCTGGCCTGCTCCATGGGTACTCATCGCAGAGCTGCACTTGAGGACAATCGGTATCTTCTGTATACCCAACAACGATTCCCTCTACGCCCTCATTGGGATCATCAGGATTCCACGGAGACTCAAGCCTTACGCGATCACCGATACAGAATTTTCTCTCGTCCATATCGCTCAGTCCTTTCCGTTCATTTCTTTGACTTTGTCCACAGCATAGTCAATCACATCAGTGACATACTCGGTGGCATTGTTGATATTGTCCTGAGTGAACATCTTGGCGGCGAGCATCTTGTAGCAGGTGTCTTCAGAAGGAACCACACAAACCAGAACTGCGACAACAAAAGTTGCAATTGCAACCTTGATGCAGAGTTTTGCTTCTTCGACTACATTTTTGTTTTTAAAGCCATAATCGTCTGCATCGCTCATGGTGCACATGAACATAATCGCTACCACAATCACAAGCACAATTAGAATGGCGATTAGTAGTGTTCTGATACTATCTACGATGCCGATCCAGTAGAACACCCAAGGGCTGATAATAGAATTCATACGGCTGTGCCCTCCTCTTCTTTGAAATTCTCAACCCTCATAAGGTGTTCCGTTTTTCCTCGATTATTGTTTTGCGTAAAAGCCTTAAACTGAGCTGCGTAATAGTCAACCGGAATACAAAACACACCATGATCGTCATGGATAATATGCAAGCCAGTCCGCTCAATGTGAAGGTAATTAGAAAGATCATTGAACAGCTTGATAGATTCCTCTGTGGGGAAATACAGATAAAAAGTATCAGGCCATCCATACATGTCGGAATCATTTCCCTCACAATCCAGAGCAATTACACCAGCCTCCCGGCATTTTTGGTTCATTTCTTTTGCTCTTGTCAAATCACTTTTATAAAGATAACTCATTTTGCGTTCCTTCTTTTTGTGTGTTGATATTCGAACATGGTGCGGCTAGAGGGACTTGAACCCTCACCCGAAGACCAGATCCTAAATCTGGCGTGTCTGCCTATTCCACCATAGCCGCATATAAATTAGGTACACCTGTACTCCCGATTCTCCAAGCAGGACAACTTCCATTCCGGACCACAATATCCGAAACATTAGGGCGCAACAAGGAAGTCGTGGCTATTTTATTGATCGTACTTTTACCACCATGTACCTATTCCCCATTTTGTTAGAGACCTAATGGGCAAAGCTGTCTACCTGCACCGGTTGTGGACGGACTTACCCGGCTGGATTTATATGTAGGAGTCTCAAACCGTCGCACATAATGGAGCAGCGAATGGGAGTCGAACCCACATTTTCGACTTGGAAGGCCGACGTATTAGCCGTTATACGACCGCTGCATAGAAACCCGGCTTACAAAGCCTTGTTGCTTTCGATACGATATAGACCGAAGCATCGTATCAAAAGAGCCGGGAATAACAAGAATGAGGTAAAAGGTTCCTGCTGAATAACATACCTAAAAAGACAGGAACCCTGGTGCTACCGACCCGATTCCAACGGGCACGCAGTCTCCTGCAAAGGTTTTTAAGACCTCTGTGTCTGGCTTTCCACCACGGTAGCATATCAAAGCTGTCTGTCCAGCAGTCAACCGTCTTTCCGATTTGCCAAACCGTTTCGCCCAATAAGCTCCCGACTCGATCGAGCCGGTGGTATCTCGGATGGGAGTCGGACCCACAAGCTTTCGCAGAAGTTTTTGAGACTTCCCTGTTTACCAATTTCAGCACCGAGACTCATTGCTCGTCTTTCCGAGCCGCCACTGCTTACGCAGGTCACTTCTCTACTTCAAACACCATGTAATACATGTGATTATCTTCACCATCGCCGACTGCCGCACCGATAACATACTCAGGATATGGGTTCAACTCGCATCCGCAAAAATCAGCGTAAGATTCAGTGTCAACTTTCACTGCATCTTCGTACCTAGCGGCCTCATCTTCAGGCATCCCATTGAGAAAGCACTGAAAACTAACAGCGGCAAAAGCAACCGCATCGTCTCTTGATTTGAATGCTTTATCAATACTTACTGACTTGTAGACATCAGCTTTCTCGTTGGTGTAATCGCTTGCAACGATATACATCTGAATCACTCCTTATCAAAGATATCGGTGCCATTTTTTCTCCAGTTCCGCAATATATTCTGGCGGCCACGGTCCTCCACCACAACCAGTTGTTGGGAAGTCAATATGAAATTCGACTCGAGCATCTCCGGCTCCACGGCAAGCAAACATTGGACATTCATGCATGTATTTGCCAATGAACTTTCCATCGTAATACTCTTCTTTGGGGCAAAGACGATCGTGATCATATCCGTATCCATGTGTATCGGTACAACCAAAACTTCCGGGTTTTGCTCCTACAAAACATAAGTACTTTAGGCTATCTCTTTCCCGATCTCTATTCAGCCTTGCATAAAACGCATCAATGTAATCAGTTTTTAAGCTCCCCATACCGGCACCTCAGCAATACTCTTTTGAGCTCTTTCTGTCATATTCAGAATTTCAACAGCATCAAGGAGAAGAATCTCATTAACCTCACAGGGAAACTTGCATTCCTTGGGTTTCTTGGTTCCTTCCCGTGCAAGCTGAGAAAGAGTAGCTGCTCCTTCCCAGTACCAGATACGCCGCGCTTTCAGAAGAGTAACTTCTTGACCATTGCGCTCTTTCATGTAGCCACAAAACACACCAGCGCTGTCGGTACGAACCATCACATAATTCATACCATCAAGCTGCGGAGCTGGTGCTGTAGAAATAGCCAAATCTGCTCGGATATACTCAGTGCCATTGATCATAATTTTTTCGTCTGCCATTGTAATTTACCTCACTTCATAAAGGATCGATGCGAGATGCCCGTTCGGTTTAACCTTGTATTTAGGTTCTCGGAACTCGAATTCGCTTCCTTCTTCTTTAGTCCAAGACAAATAGGTGTTAAACATCCGACGAGTGCCGCTACTATTAGAACCAGCTTTGTATCCGACATCATACTTGAATTGATTCTTAAATCCTTCGTGGATCGTATCGGGAGTGTGTCCAAACTTTGCTTCCACGATTACTTCGACATATTTGCCTGGCTTTTTCTCACTTTTCCGCATCTCAAACCAATAGACTTTCTCCCTAAGATAAGAACGATGCTTCGGATAATACGTAAGGAAATCGCCAGCAAATGTTTTGCCGAGTTTCACTTTGTTAACAGAACATTCACTCAGAATCATCTTGAAGATATGTTTACGATGTTTCTTTGATTTATTCTGCATTTTGATTTACTCCTTGTTAATGGTAAGCTGAATAGACCAATAATCTCTATCGTTTCCAGTGTAAATCAAAGAGTCCAAAACTTCTGAGTGCCGATCGCACTCGTGATAGATTTCTGGACCATGGCTCTGAAGCCATCCAGGCTCCACTCCGAACTCTTTAACGATTTCTCCTTCATCAATGACTGCGATACTATCGGAAGCCTTATCTTTCGCTTTTTCAATCATCCATTCAACAATTTCTTTGATATTCAGATTTGCCATGATTCATACCTTCTTTCAAAATGTTACTGAAAATGGTGCCGGTAGCAGGACTCGAACCCGCGCCTCTGTCTTATCTGGACCAAGGGGTATAAACCCAGTGCTCTAGCCGCTGAGCGATACCGGCATAAGAGAGGAGGATTTAACCATGTAACGACATCGGCGAGGAGTAAACGACTTACAAAGTCTGCGCTATACTCAGTCGCGTCAGTGGATACAACACATAAGCGAATTGGTCTCTTATGGTGTCCATCCTCAAAGGCTGCCCTTTAAATCACTCTCCGCCAGTCTGGGCACCGACTAAGCTAGACCACAACTCAGGTCATCCAATAGCCTACTCACAATAGAGCCACACAAGATCACCAAGGGAGCTACCCTGTCGCAGCATGGATTGTTGTTTTCGGATATAAGCGTTATGGGTGTGTCAGAGGGGGAGTATGATCACCCACGGTGGAATTGCGCCACCCCAGCAGCTTTGTACTACACTACGCCGCTGCATCGAACCTAGCTGGAGCCCAACAGAATCGAACTGTTGTACGACCATCAGCTCCATATCAAAGCAGGGTTATCGTACCTGCCCGGCATTTTCAGCCACGAGCGAAGAAAAAGGAAAAGTGAAAGAGAAAAACTTCGCTTTTTTGCACAGGGAGAAAGGATAAAGCCCTATGCTATGGTCCAAGTGACAGGTTACGATCCTGCTGCCTCATGCTCCCAAAGCACGCGCTCTGCCAATTGAGCTACACCTGGTTATATGCCGGTCTTTCCCGGCTGCCAGCCTCAAAGGCTAATGGAGGAAGTAGATAGCTTAGATAGCTGCCGCCACGATCTTCGCAGCCTCCTTAAACACTTTCATGTTCTTATCAGAATGCTGGAAGATATCGGGAGTAGACTTGGGCGGCTTATTGTGAGAACGAACATACGCTTTGCGCATCCGATCCATCTTGACAGTGCCGATCGCGTCATAGATCTTTGCATAAGTAACCCAATACCCAAGCGTCTTGTCGCCCAGCTTTTTTGCAATGGGCTCAACGATCGGAAGCGTGATACTCGGCTTGTAGTAACAATATTTCTTTTTCGGCTCTTCAACCGCAGGAACTTCGACCGCCGGTGTTTCAGCCGCCGGTGTTTCAATCTCGACTGCGTGAGCCTCGGCCACAACGACCGGTGCGGGTTCTTCAGCGACGACCTCAGGAGCAGGTTCTACCCTGTGGCGAGTAGGAATCATATCAGCAGGGATCATAGGCGGTTTCTTGGTGAGTGCCGACTTAATCCCCTTTCGGACCTCAGCGTCATGCTTTTCGTTATCATACCGATCCTTCATAATCGACATAAAGATTGAGCTCCACGTTTCACTATCCTCGATAATGTCCAAGCCGCTGAGGTTCTTGATGTCACCCATGTAGCCGACCCGCTCAACATACGCCTTGCGTTCGTCTTTGAAATACCAGCCATAGTTGCGGCCGATATAATCATAAGCCTGTTTAAGAACCGCATTCAGCGTCAGACCAGTCATGCGAGCGATGGAGTTGCCGAGCTTGTAGATCTCAGTCCGCCATTCGCTGCGTCCTTTGTATGTAGTGGTTTGGGTTTCCTTTGCGGCGGCTGTGGCAGTTGTGGCGGTCTGCTCAGGCTGCTTCTGCGGCTGACCCATCGAGACAAGCTTTCGTTCCAGCTGCTTGCAGACGAACAGCACATTGTCAAGAGCGTTGCGGTCCTGCTGGCGAGCGGCTTCGAGAGCGTCCATCTTGGATTGAATCTCCGTCAGCGCCTGAGTCATCTTATCGAATCGCTCCTGCCGCTTGAGCTCAGTCTGATTGGCATTCAGCGATACGGTTTCACCCCGCATCAGAGCGGCGATCACATCCCAGCAGAAATCAATGAAAGCATTCGCTTTGGGTTGAGTGCTGTAACGGCAGATCTCCATTACACCTCTCATACTATATACGTAGGTTTGCTGTTTTCCACCAGGGGTAATCAAATTGATTAACCCTGAAAGCGGGTCGAGACGAGCCGCATTGCGCTTGTGAATCGTTCCAATCGAAATTGAAGGATTCTTATATCCCAGCGCCTTACCGACCTGCTCACGGGTCATCCAGAAATCATCCTGAGCTCTGGTGTGATCGACCGCTGGATTCTCATAGACCTGAATCTCCATGTCACCGAACTGCTTGGTAGTGGCTACTTGCATTACTACATTCGCATTCATTTTTTACCTCATCCTTTTCGTTTGATATTGTAAAGTGTGTTTCGCTTGAAACAAGTATTACACAAAAACGTATCGTTGTCAATTGGAAAATATTCACAAATGACAGCATTACATTTTGTTTGTATTTGTCGTTCTTATCACAACCTTCATTATTATAATATAGGCGATTTGTGATCTAAATCTGTCTGAAGCTACTAGCTGGAGATCTGCTGCAGGTCCTGGTCCAGGGGTTGTGGCCCAAATGTAGCTGTCGAATGCGTCGGTTGGGGCGTTATAAGGTTCGTCTGACCCTCGATGACGCTGGTTGAAGTGGCCAGCGATGTCTGGACCACTGCGTCGACGCGTCTTCCGCCTTCCTCGGGGGTGTCCCCTGGTTCTAACAATTCGTTCCGTTCGGCTTGGCCTAAACGTGCTATCATAGTAAAACCAGATAACAATTCATCACAAATCTGCTCGTAAAATACGGGGTTCCTCACATGGGAGGGCCGGTTTTCAACATAGTTTTCAACTCGCTTTCTTATTTGATTATGTACTTTTGTTTCAAATTGAGATCTAAACATCTGTGGAGTCCTGTGCCTCACCTGCGATCGCTGCAGCCGGCAGCAAGTAGATGAGCTGCGGATGAGCTGCGAGCGTAGCTGGGATTTCGGAGTGACGCATTATCGTTGTGTTTCATTTGAGTACGACCGTGAGTTCCTTCCCTGTAGTGTCACGTGCTGAGCTCTCGGTCCCTCAGTGGCAGCCATGGGTGGGGTATCTCACTCTAACAATTCGTTCCGTTCGGCTTGGCCTGAACGTGCAAACCTTTCGACTTGCTATTCATCTCAATCTGTTTTCGCGGCGACTCTGCTGTACTATGCGGAATCGTCGAAGGGCATTGCGTTCATCTCATTCACCTCTTGATTCAAACCTTGCTGTTTACTTTAATAGAATTACAAGGCAAAAACGCCTAACACATCTCAGTAGAGTAATTTCATTACCGAACCATGATGTATGTTTAGAATACAGTCAAACTCTTTATGAATTCGGCTGAGAATTGATGCTGGCCTTATTCTGTCGAGCCGCTTGTACTTTTTTCATTCGCTCACGAAGTTCTGCACGCTGTTCATCGGTCAGTTCGCGAGGCGCTGTCGGCGTTCCGAACCGAACCAGCTTACGCGGAACCGAATACCACTTACACAGGATCAGCCCGTCTTTCGTGCGGTGGATCTTGGTGAGCTTGTACTCGTCAGGATGCTTCTCGCACATGGCATCAAGCTTGCGCCAGTAAACAGGATCGTTGGTGCACACATCGGCCGTCTTATCCAGGGCTCCAATGGTGATGATGGTCTCCTGTTCAGCTCTGGTCATTGAAACGCCGCCATGCTCAGGAATGGCTTTCATTATGATTTCTTCCACGATTTATCGCTCCTTTTTCTGCTGGGCTCATTCATACCAACACATCGTGACAACGTTGGTGTAGCCAGTTTGGTATTTAACGCCGTCAATTCTGACCGCAACCGTGCCATAAGACACCCAGCAAGAATCGTACTCGCCCTCAGCAAGCAGCGTGCCGTCAGGGTTATAGACCTTGGCATAGTTCACCTTGCGTCCATCTTCATCTTTCGAATTGCCACCACATCCAGTCAGCATCAGTGCAGCAGCCAGTACAGCTGCCGCGATAAGTCTTCGGAATCGCATTTAAGCCACCTCCTTATTCGTCATCACTGTCAAAGACAAAACCTTCTGCCTTCCACATCGAAACAACAAATTCATCGTCACTTCGATCAGTTTTCAAAACCCCGCTCAATCCATGTGCGGTGTCGGTGATATCGAAAACAAACTTACTTCCGTAAATTTTGAACAGATGACCGTCTCTCTTGCGTTTGTTGCGGCAGGTCAGGTAATCCGTCCCACGAGTGGTCTTGCCCAGCTGAACCCACTTTGTAGGCACATGGATCTGCAGATAAGATTTCGAGCCGCACACAATCGTGAAGTCATCGTGCTGCTGAACCAGCTTGAGGAAGTCCTCCGGTTTGAATTCGTGTACGCCAAGATCTAAGCTCGCCATAAAAACCCTTCTTTCTCTTTTTCTCCCTGATGGTTCTTTTTCCCCTTAACAATCTCCTTTATCTCCTATAACCCTCTTAAACCTAATCATCAATTTTATTTTCGCGTCGCTTGTTCATTGGCGATTGCGTAATTGAGTTCGAGTTCGAAATAGGAATGAATTATTGTTGCAAGCGAAAGAATGAATCAGCGATTAAGTTTTCAACAATTTGAACAAGTGAGTTTTCAACAATTCGGAATCTCAGCAACGACCTGAATCATCTTGATTGAAGTCGGAATGAAGATTCGTCCTTGCAGCATGTTCATAAAAGTAAGCGTCTGAAGCAGATCGAACCAGTGCGAACTCTGTTTAGCAGGTGCCGCATTCAAATCAGCGATCAGGCTCTCCACAACCTTATCGTCAAGGAAATCGAGCTGCGTACATGCTTCGCCGCGCTCATAGCTAGTTCCGATCTTAACTTTTGCATCGTATGTAATCTGTACTGACTTCATACTGTTACGCTCCTTTTTATTATACAACTGTTTGGAGTTTTGCTCAACAACTAACAGGCGTTGATTAGTCGCCATTTTCTTCTGAATCAACGATCTCAACGCTCTCGATAGAGTTCGGCACGTACATGCGTTTTCTGAATCGCTCCATGGTCTCAAGCGCCGCCTCAAGGTGAATCATCACAACATGCTGCTCTTTTGATTGCTTCTTATACTCGGTATCAATGGCAGCACACAGCGTATCAACCACATCATTTGGCACAGATTCGAACTGGTAAGTAGCCCTCTTATAATCGAGCCGCATACTTGTTGCGATTGCTGCACGATATGTTACTTTGATCGTATACAAATTAACACTCCTCTTATTGCGTCGCTCGTTCACACAGAATCGCGGCCGCTTCTTTCAAAATACAGACACCAGTTGCACAGCTTGCCGCATTGATTCCATGCTGGCGATACAGGTTCCAGAGTCCGCCGTATGTAGGGATCGCATCGAGCCCGGAGCAGTGAAACCCCGCCGCATCATCCCACACAGACATCAGTGTATTATTGAGCAGGTGGTCTTCTTTGTACTTTGGAATCAGATAATCAAGATCGAACGGAATGTACTGTTTGACCACATCCAGACCGCCCAGATAATCGATGTAGCGAGTGTAGCGCTCACGAAAACCGAGTTCTTTGCCAGTGGCCTTATCGATGTTACATTGATGGATTCCTGTTGCTTCACTGATGGTCATCGCTGCGTTACCTCCTTACTTGTTATTCTTTCAACGGCTCATCCGCTGCCAGCGCAATGATTTCGTCGATGTTGTTTTCGATCAGATACTTCCAATCTTCCAGCCGCTGATTGAGGATTTCTGTCGCCTGGATAATGACTGCGTCCGGCGTGATGTGCTCACAGTTGCATTTCAAAGCCAGAATCAAGTCATCAAAAGTGACAGGGTCAAGGATCGTATCGCTGGGGATCATATCTTTACCGAGTTTCCAGCTTGCCATAATCAGAACCTCCTGAACTGCACGAACTTGCCATCAGCGTAGCAGGGCGAGTAACACTGAAGCCTCTGACCATACCGTTCGAGGAATGCATTCACAAAAACGGGTTCTCCCTGAATGATAATTGCTTCAGGATCTGACCATTTGATTTCATCAGCGGCATTCCATGCAATAAAACGAACCCGGATTGACGGGTCGCTTGGAAGAATTGTGGGCATCTCATAGCCACGAATGATACCATCTGTGCAGAGTTTGCGGGCTGCTTCGAGCTGCTCCGGCGACCAGTTCATAACGGGAAGTTCAGTCATGTTGATAACCATTGCTACGTTTGCCCCCTTATTCTTTTACTGATAGTTCTTTTGCCATGATTCTTTCGCGCATCTCGGCTCCAGTTGAGGAAATGTAATCGCGAGTAAGAACCCATGCATCTTCTTCGCCGCAAATTTCGGCAGGCTCTTTGAACAAGCGAATGGATTCATCTGGCTTTTTACCGCCAAAGAACTTCTTTTTGGCCGTATCTACGATACACGGGTCTTTGTAGAAATCACGCCACCATTTTTCCTGACTTTTAAGATATTCAAGTGCTCGTTCTTCAGTAGCAAAGAGGTCGTAATGGAAGTTATCGTAATGAATCGTTTCGTCGCGGGCTTCGTGAGACATAAAAATTCCCCAAACAAACATACTGTGTAGCTCCTTTCATTCCATCTCGATCTTAACACCACGATATTTGTGGTTTCGATATAACACATCGGCCGCCCATTTCCGTGCGCAATCGTAGCTGGCGAATGCACGGTGATATATTTTAAGAATCGGCCAGTTATTTTCAGGTCTTCCATGAAATGTAATTTTATAATGCTGGAGCTGATAGCCAGCGTCTGCATAGTCAGTCATAGCACGGAACCTCTTTTCATTTCACTTCTTTTGATTCGATCTGGATATTGCGTTCGAACTCGTCGCCGTCCAAATTCTTCCAACGATAATGAAGATTGCCGCCATCAGCATCAAATACGACGTCATAACACTCCGGATCTGCGCTCACAGATTTTACCATCTCACTCAGCATCTTCATTGCACGCTTGCGACTGCCATAAACATCACCATTGTAATAATTGAAAATCGCCCACGGCTTGCCCTTGGTTCGCTTGGAATAGGAATTATCCAAAATATACACCATCATGGTTACAACTTCCTCCTTTTTACCCGCTGCGTTCTCTGCGGATTATACATAGCGGCGCTCATACCATGTAGAAGTAAGAATGCTTGATTTCAGGGGCATATTTGTCCCGAGCGACACACTCCAGCCCAATGATATGTTTGTTATTCTGTAGGAGCGCCTTCTGACCTGGCGACAAAGTACAATCAAGCAGTACCCGCATTGCCGACTGACCACCCTTCAAGATAACATCCTGATACTCGATCACATGGTCTTTGATTCTTGGCGGGAGGGATTTAATCAGTTTCGCGGTGTTCATGTTGATTTCCTCTTTTCTTTTTGCGTGTGTATGCTATTTCGTTTACTACGCATGTAGTGGATGTGGTTACGTCTGCCTCGGTACCACCAGTCGCCCGACATTCACGGTAAATCCAGAAGATAGCTAATCTTCTATGTACGTACACCACGGCGATATATAAATCGTCATGGATTTTTGCTCATTAGCTGAGCGTATCTATTCATTTCAAAAAAAGTATATCAGCCGAGTGTTAGAACAGTTTATATCGCCATGCCATGAAATTTCGCTCAGTGGAGTAAGACGCGACCTTGCACCAATGGCAATACCCTTTCGGCTTGCTATTCATGTCTAAAAACACGTGATTTGAACCTCCTTTCATTTAGTTTCGCTCACTTTAAGTAACACCCTCTAGTTTACTTTTCTCATTGATTTATCTGCGTGGCCTTTGCATCAAAATCAAATCAAATTTCACTAGAGCGGTGGAGCGCCCTTCTGTTTATGCAACCGCTTCGATCGTGACGCTATGTGCCCCACTTGCGATTGCGTTCTGGGCTTGGGACCAGTACCAGTTCTGCAGAACCAGTAGCCGCATTAAACCCCGGCGGTGCAACAGCTGCACTGCCGGAGTCCCCTCTGCGAATACTTCGTATTGGATTGCTATACTTATAAAACGACTTGTGGGTATGTAGCGATTGTCTTAAAACTACCGTTTTTTTGCTTTTCTTTTAACCACACCCAGTACACATCTTCATACTCTCTAATAAAATTTTTATATCCAAGATATTCTCGATATGCTTCTTCAAGTGTGGCATAGCTTATCACTTTGATTTTTTTTGGATGATCAGGCGGTAATGATAATACACGGACAACAATCACATATTCGGGTAGGAATTTAGACGCTATTATTGTGTATCACCTCGTTTCAATGGATTATATCATCTGCGGTCCCGTCTTTGATGCGATTGGGAATCATTGTATGTAAGTAAATTTTTACCAGTGGTGCGTCGCCAGGTTAGCCCTGTGCTGCCTGTTCGCCAGGGTTGCTACGCTTCTTGCCAGACTTCTTCGGAGTGGACACCTTGAATCGAACCAAGACAGTAGTCGGGCGAGTGCTGGAATCGACAGAGAGATGGGGTTTGTATACTCGCCGGTCTTTCAAACGACGAATGACTTCCTTCTCAGCTTCCTTGGAAAGCGGTTCGGGTTTTGATTCGACTGCTGCCTTGGAGATATTGGCATCAAAATTCGCCACACGATAGCAGCCCTGGCGGTGAGTCTGATTCTTCTGGATTTCGACCGGCTCCAGGTAATCCATATTCAGATTCAACTTGGTGACTTCCTTCTCGGTGAACAGCTCGTCGGCGATATAGATAGACCAGGCTTCCTCGTTCGCCTTGCGGCCTTTGCCACGGTACATAGGTTTGTTGTTGGCTTCTTTCTTGGTACGATAGTACAGCATAATTTTTACCTCTTTCACTTTTTGCGTTTATGTATTACTGCGTGCCGCTTAGACGTGTGCCGCTTAGACCACAACAGCAATCAACAGAGTCAGGGCGATCGAGATGAGAAAGAAATTGCGAATCGTTTCCGTCATTTCGATCGGATCTACGGTATCAAACCAGCGTGCCAGGGTGTCGATCACCTGATTGTAACGGCGAAAACATCCCAGATAATACAAGCCAGTTCCGATTTGCTGGAGTGCACCCACCAAAAGCAACATGGCGGCGAACACCCAGACAATGGGACGCTCAGACAATCAAATCACCCTCCTTTACTGTGAATGGCAGAGTCAGAATGTGAAACTGCAATTCGATTTGAACACGCGGCCGGAGTCTGCTATAGGGCAGGAAGTACGGGTCAGCCAATTCGATGCGGCGCTTATGACGGCACTCTTGGGACTGCATCCAGGTGGAATCCGCGTCACTAAGGTATGCTGCGAACATAATTCATATTGCTCCTTTCTTACTGCGCTGCGGCGCGGCTGCTGCGGCGCTCATACTCTTGTGAATTCGTCCAGATAATAACGAGAGCCATGCATAATGAAATACGCACGGCCCTGATTCGTCTGATAGATTTTGTGGCGGCCAGCCTGTTTACGGCGCTCGCCATTGTTGGTTGTGACTTCGACACACGCCTCTTCAATCGCTGTGATCTCAAGCCCGCCCCAGTTGTTGAGGGGGTAAACGGCGATCGCATGTTTCTCTGGGGGAAAAACGTCTCTCATAATTCAACCTCGCTTTCTTGCTGAATAGAGATCTTGCCAGCGGAATCATATCAGGACTTTCAAACACGATAAATCCACCCAGATTATTGATAGATGCAACCAGCAGGCCATATTTTTCAATGATGAGCCAATTCAGGCTGTTGGGATTGTACGGTCGGAATGGTTTCGCATCAGGAAATCCCGCCCTCGCATCACTGAAAAACTGTGGGGTCAGCTCTTTCGTATCCAAATTTATGACACGAATCGGCGTGAGGGTTCCGCTTTCCGGGTCCAGCACAACGGCGCACAATCTGTCATGCATCTGATAGATCTCTGACAAAATCATTAGAAAGTGTCCTCCCCTTCAGTTTCGCCAATGCTGACCAAAGTTTCTTTCATGCCGACACTGGGAATTACCCTGACGATTTTTGCTCCACGGATTCGCCCGACTTCCAACTCATATTTGAGCAGCTCGAGCGTAGAACTGGCTGCGGCCAGAATCGGAAATCGCAACACCTGTTCGTCGCCCGTCAAATGGGTGACGCGAACTTGATACAGCTGCACTGGTTGTGGACGTTTTGCCGCTTTGAGCTTCTGTACATCGCCTTCTTTCAGATTCAGAGCAAAGAGCACAGCGGTTTCAGTGCCCGGATTCGAGCTGGCGATATAGTTTTCTTTTTTGTCGAGGTTGTCAATGACATTCTGAATTTCTTTGATAATCTGAGCAAGCGCATGTGCTGCGTCAAAATTCTCGCACTTAGTTGCAAACTTATACGTCTCGAACGCACCATCACGAGCGAATTCAAAAACTTGTTTCACAGTCAGCATTCGATTTCATTTCCCTTCTTGTGGAGCGGTGCTCTTACAGCTTGCCGCTCATAATGCCCATCATGGGAACACGCTGACCTTCGCTCTGCTCGTACACATGAGCTTCGGTTACATTGCCATTGTGAACTTCACGCTTGGCGACCTCAAAGCTCTTCTCAGCCTCGGCGTAACTCTTGCAGGGGTATTCCATTTCGCCCATGATAGGATTATTCCACTTGACAACGAGGACGTAGGGAGCTTCTTTGATGGCCTGTTTCATGCGCTGGGCCCCGGCGGACTGCTGTGCCCCGGCGGACTGCTCCTTGGCGACGATTTTCTCGGCCAGATTCTTCAGCTCTGCAATCACATCAGCATTCAGACGCCGCTTTGCTTCTTCAGCGCGAATCATCTCGGCGATTGCATTCACATCCGCCTTTGCTTCATCAGCCAACTTACGAGCCAGGCTTTCAGCGCGGTGACCTGCATACTGATTGGCAATCTTGTCATAGTGCCACCACTTGTCGACGGCAGCGGAGCGGGCGTATCTGAGCAGTTTCATGTTATCCATTTTGTTTTACCTCTCTTTTTTGTTTTATTAATTGGCAGCAAATGCCATTTTAATCTTCCTCAGCGGCGTTCTCACAGTTGCACCAGAGAATGTCCTCGATAATATCATCGAAGTTGTCATCTGGCGTGCCATTGCAATTCATAATGAGGGTCACACTCTGATACATGGGCGGCACATCGTTAAGGTTGTCCATTTCATAGGCATATCCCCACACTTCGCCATTGCAATCTTCGATCATGCAGTACAGGAGCTGGATATTGTTCCCGTCAAGATCCTCGCATTCAATAACGGGTTCTTGGACGACGGTTCCGCTCAAAATGTAGCGCCCAGCAGCATTGGGTTTCACAACGGCGGCGTTACCAGCGGTGCTCGCACTTGCCGCCGGAACTGGAATCATAAAGATTGTTGCGAACAGAATCACGGCCATAATCATAACGGCCAGACCACGATTGCTCTTAGTCATGCTTGAACATCTCCTTCCATGCCTGCTGCATCGAAATCGTCAGAGCGACACCAATAATGATGCCGCAGAAGAGAATGAACTCCGTGCTGAAATAATCCATATTACTACGCTCCTTTCGTTTGATACTCAAATCTGGTCTACGGTTTCGATGACATAATCATCGTAATTATTGCCAAACGTAACGTATGCGTCCGGGCTGCACTTGGACAGAGCTTCCATCAACTCTGCGACAGTCATGCTCGTGGTTTTGTGCTCAACGATATCAAGCAGAGCGTAACCGGCGTGGTTCTCACCGTTGATTCTGACGAATTTCATTTTGCTAAGCTCCTTTCAATTTTTGTTTTATTGTGGTTACGGTTACGTCTGCCCTGGTACCGTAAATCGCCCAGCATTTTGGACAAGGAAAAGAGGTAAAAAGAAAACGCCGAACGAATTCGCTCCGATACCGCCAGAGGAATTCATTGACGTTTTGGCATAAGAAAAAGCCCTACGAGCTGTGATACTCATAGGGCTTACGTTTGGAATCCGGATTTAGATCTTAACGAGATAGTGTTCGACGAACAGATTCATTGTAACGGTTTCGTTTTGACCCGCGCCAATACTGAAACTGTCACAAAGTTTTAAGATTTCAAAGAATTTTTCATACTGCGATTTCACGCGGCCGAAATCTTCGAAATTTACAACGATCATTGCGTTATAAGCAATCATAGGATCGACGCTCATAGTCATTTTGATGTTGTAATCGCCTTCACTATCATCTTCTTGAATCGCCTTAAAATATTTTATGATTTCAGATGCTTTTTTCATTGCGGCAGGATTTATAATCAGATTTTTATTCTGACGTTTTATCTTGTCGCCCACCTGTTTCATAAATTCTTCAAAAGCAACTTCATTTGGATCGCGCAGGTATTCTGGCTCCATAATATAATACCCCTTTCATTGGACTTGGGTTTCATTGAGGTTATTATATCATAGATTCATTCCGGATTCCAGCTCAGATTTGTTGGTTATCCACCCTCGCCGCGTGGAGGCTCTGATATTGAGGGTAAAGCAGTTTAACGTCATGCTCAGGACATTAGCTATTATTTTTGATTTCATATCAGGCGGACTCTCCTTTTCGATTTCATTTTGCGATTGCATTTAGAATGCGAACTTGAATGAGTTTTCCAGATAGAACTGACCGTTTTTATTTGAGAAGAATCTTGCTTTCAGGATTCGTTTTGTTGCAGTCCAGTTCGAGCACTTATTGGCAATCATGGTTTCAACGTCTTTCATTGCGTTCTTGAAACCAATTTCATCCAGCTCATAAAAAAGGGATTCATACCGGTCGGTTTCCTTGTTGTACACCCTTACTTTGAGAGCAAAGGGAGATTTGAATCCGATTTCGTCAATGGTTGCATTCGTTGCGATGGGATGAGGATACGTCCAGTACGCGCTTTCATCAGGAGCGGTTTCACAGGGCTTTTCACCCCACAGAACCTCTTCCGTTCCGTTGTAGGTCACGGCAGTCACAGCGGCCACACGGTCAGGCATGTCACACGCTTTGAAAGCGGTTTTCATGTCCTCAGTGGGAAGTATGACACCATCATCGAAATAGATATTGAACTTCATACGGCTTTCATCCTTTCTTTCGCACTACTTTCATTCATTTCTGTAATGCGACCGGGACCCCGAAGGGCCCCACGCACTGAGCCTAACGCCTTTTTATAGCCGCTCAGTCGGCTTTTGTAACGATTGCCTTGCATCAGCAGTCGATGGAGTACGGATTGCCGGTGGTCAGATGGTACATGATATCGCCGATTACGGCGGCCATCTCTTTGCCGCGAATCGTTCTGGTGCTCAGCAGGGCCTTGCCTGCTTTTGCCTTGCGGGTGTCCACAAAGCGGGCATCACGGGAAAACACTTTGAACTTGTTCTTGTCAGGATACTTTTCATCAGGGATAAAGAGAATCATATCCACCAGGCCCTGAAGGTCTTTTACCATGTTGCCGGTGCTGGGGTTTGCGGCAGTCAGACAGACCCACTTGTCATTGTCCAGGGCATCCTTGTAGCTTTCGTTCAGCTTTTTCTGGTCAGCTTCGGACAGCTCCAGTCCCTTGCCAATGTCGTTCGCCAGCGCCCTTGCAAAGGTCTCAGCATAGTACGGCCACTGACCATTGACGAACAGGTTGCCATCCTTCGGGCTTCTTGCGTTGAAGTCCACAAGGTCGATTGCGTTGCGGGAACGGCGCTCATTGACATCGACAGTCACAGTTCCGTTGTCCTTCTCTTTCTCGGCGATGCTCTTCTTCATCACAGCGCCATACTTGCAGGCGGCCAGCATCGGGTTTTCGGTTTCATAGCAACCGGCGTAGATCATCTGAACATTGAGGTCGTTCCACTCTTCGCAGGCGGTTGCGGCCTTTTCGCGGCACTCCTTCAAGAGCTTCATGTCAATCGGGTCACAGCTCAGAGCATCCTGAAGCGCGTTTTTCGCGGCATCCAGCTCAGTCTGCTTTGCGGCCAGAGCGGTTTTCAGCTCAGCGGCAGACATCGTGATTTTCGTAGTGTTAGCCATAGTATTTTCCTCCATTTAGGCTTGCATCCTCATCGGGCACCGATAGCCTATCTCTCGGCACGACACAAACCCCACGGCGTACCGCAGGGCTTGCGTTTCGGTTTATAGAGAAAGCCGCCCATTGCTGAGCGACCTAATACTATTCACGTTTGTTTAGACTCCATTTCGCACAATGTACTCCGTTGCCGTTGTTCTTGCGTTGCACTTGCATGATTTATGTTCGATTCATCAGTTCTACGATTCATCTTGCGATTCCTCATCTTCAAACCGATTCATCTCATACGAATTGCTCTCTCCGAGTGGAGCTTGCGTTTCATTGTATGGTTCAGTTATGTAGTTTGCATTGCAATTTACTGTTGCGCTATTTTGGAGATGGCTGCCATTCATCCTCGCGGAATCCCAATAGTCTGCCGTTCCTCTTGCAATGTGTGCCGACGTGGTGAATCACATTGACAAAATTCCCCGTTTACATATTGTTGTCCTATGCCATTTGCGTTTCATCCTCAAGCCGAGTTTAGTATTGACGCAATTTCATACTGCTCCATGATTCCACGCCCATGGTGCCGACGTTCTGACGTTTCGTTGGGGTTTTGCGGTCAGAATAGTTCAAATTGAGCTAACAAGTTTCCTGCCTATGGCAGTACCGTTTTTTCAATCGTTTATTGGTTTACACGCTGGCAAACTTGAACGGTTTACTCAAACGGAATATTAAAAAATTCAAACTTAAAACGTCCGCGCTTTTGTAGCGCTTTTGTTTTTTTCGTTTGAGTTTTTACACCTATAAGGGCACTTAATACGGCGTTTTTATTCCAAAAATCTAAAACTTTTTGAAATTTTTTCGCCGCGTGTTTCGCCGCGCGTTTTGTCGTGGCTTTACACTAACAAGGGCACTAAACAGCCGCGTTTTATTCCAGCTTTTCAAACTTTTTTGAGAAATTTTTCAAAAGCTGTTTTCCGCGCGTTCCAGCTTTTCCAGCGCGCTTTTTGTTGAACTGTTTACACCTATAAGGGCACTTGATACGGCTGAAATATTCCAAAACAGAAAAAATATTTTGAAAAAGTTTAGCGGCAGTCGATAGCAAGACGCGCGGCGCGGCTGTATAAAATGTATCCACCTGCACCACCTGCAAAGGCGGCTGTAAAGCCCTATAAAGCGTGTAAAGGCGGCTGGAATGGTAGTATATAGGGAAAAGAAAAAGCACCTGTAAAGCCCTGTAAATGGGGCAAAATAGGCGCTTGAAATATGTGTGATAAATAGGACGAAAAAAGCCGCCCAACGTGGGCGGCAGGGATGTGATTATTTACTTTTTGCGGCTTGCTAGAACAGCGGCGCGCGCGGCCTTTTGAGCGGCTTTTTCAGCGGATACACGGTCAAACTTTTTGCCGCTATCTTTTGCGGTTTTTTCGGCGGCTGTATAAGTGGCTGTATAGGCGCTATAACCAATGGCGGCGCTATTATCCATGATAGACGCAAGCGCGCTTCTAATGGCGGCTATATCCTTTGCAATGGCGCTTTGTGTACGGCCAACAAGGGCGGCAATTTCCGCTTGTGTGTATCCGGCGGATAGCTTTGAAGCGATAAAGCAACGCCGCGCGGCCACGTCCTGTTTTTTGCACGCCGTAACAATACAGTATCGGATAGTGTCGGATAGCTCAAGCGCCGCGCCGCTATCCATACTGTAAAAGTCTGGTACATCATAGGCGGCAGGGTTTTTAGTGTCGTTTCCCATGGATACCGCGTCAATAGAGATTTTGCCGTCCTGCCGTGTCTTTTCCCCACGAATAGCGCGGTTTACAGCGGCAGTAATAGCGGCAAAAACGGCGCGGTATCCTGTTATAATACGGCCTGCCTGCTGATTTTTACCACCACGCGTGATATCAATAATTCTTGTTAGTGGCGTTCCGTCCGGATTATAGCCGCTTGACCATGTTTCAGCGTCCATTCCAACACGCCGCGCCTGTTCAAGAATTTCCAGTGTTGCAACGCTCAAAAGTTCTGCCGCGTCACTGTTTTCCGGGTATGCTTCAAAGCCGCTATGTGCGTATTTTTGCAGGGAAACAAGCGCGTTTTTTAATGTATCTGTATAACTGCCGCGCGCGTCCCCGTCTGCACTTTCCAGTGTTGCAACACTGACCGTTTCGCCGTCAATAACTGCCGTTGTTTCGTCAACTACTTCAACTTTTACAAAGCGGGCACGCGGGGAAATAGCAAGTTTAACGGCGCTGATTGTTGCGCGTGTTGCAAGGGCTTGAACGTTACCATATTGCCGCGCTTGAACGGCAGTTTTTGCGGCTGTACTACTACCATATTCCGGTGCAGGGATTGAAGCACCTGCCGCGCGTGTTGTGGGGCTGTTTGCAGGGATGTATACAGCGGCAGGCGCGGCAGTTGCGCGGGGACGACTGTACAAAGGCTGTTCTGTATCGTTGGTGGTATAGGCGGGGACGTGCACAAGACGCGGCGCGCCGTCCGGTAAAGTCTCAACCGCGCGCCCTGCCGTGTAGCGATAAACAGCGCGGGGATATACTAGCACATCATGGGCAGGGACAAACCGCGCGCCGTTGGTGGTGTTGGTGGTGGTAGGAATAGGGCGCGTGCAGTTGATACCGTCCGCGCCTACAATCCAAACAGTTCTATAAAGTGCGGCAGGGAGCAGGGCGCGATTGTGTGCGTTGTCGGTGGTGTAGCGCTCAAAGCGCCGCGCGGCCTTGTTGTGGTGGTGCATGGTAGAAACGGCAGTGATATAAAGCATGGTTAGTTACTCCTTTTTTATCAATAGTCCCAAACAGTAAAGTCAACGGTGGGCGCGTCTACTATGGGCGCGCCGTGTGCTTGTTTGAGATAGTAGGCAGACAGGCAATACAGGCGGCTATACTCTTTATAGCAACGCTCAACGTCAAGCATGGTGCCCGCGTTACGGTCAACAAGTGCCCGCGCGTTACGGATAAGACGCGCCCAACGATTGCTCATTTTTGCGTGCCAAACTGCTTTATCAATGTTTTTCATGGTCAAGCTCCTTTATTATATAAGTGTGATACCGTCCCCGCCACGGCGACAGGGCCTATATACATAGTAGGCGCGATTATTCCAGCTGTAAAGAAATTCCAGCAAAAAGCGCTCAAAACGTTGCAAGCGCAACAAAAACGGCACAAACCATTTTAGATTTCCAGCACTCGAATACTACCTAATAGCGGAAGGTAGCATTCACCGAAAACCCGCATGATTCCTAGACTTTTCAGGCCATACCGGGGGGATGTTAAAAATTGGAAAAGGGGTCGAGTTTGGGTCGTGCGTACCAGTTATTCCATCTCCCCAGCCCGTACCAAATCACCCGATTTTCGCACCTCACCCGCCTCTCGCTCGCCACCTCAACGCAACAATCATCCATCCGTATTCGCCCCTAATTCGCAGTCACCAGCATCCAAAATCACCTGTTGATCGCCCAATAATCACCAGTCATCTCCCCTATCTGCGCACCAGCAAAACACCCATTTTTAACCCCCGATTTCGTATCCGGTAAACAACGTATTATCGTTATAAAACGCTTCGCATCAATCGTGATTTTCATCCCAATCTTCACGCAGTTGTGCCTCGATCGCCGTGTAACAGCGTCCTAAAAGCACCGCAGAAACGCTCAAAATGCATTATTTTTGCTCATTTTTACTTAATTTTAATAATTTTTCTGCTATTTTTACTATATTTTATTTACTTTTACAACAGATTATTTTATTCCGGTATTTTGCACAAAACTATTGCTTTTACCATGCCATGGGTGTATAATAAGGTATAAAGAAAAAGCCCGCAGTTCTCTCCACAGCTGCGAGCTTATATTTTCAGTAGTAAATCACACTTTACAATATCATTATTAAAGGAGGATCACCCGTTAATGAAGTTTTATGACACCTCCGCGCTTCTTGATTTGGGAGCAGCCGCCTTCGAACCTGCCAGTGCAACAGCCTCTGGTGCAACAGAGCCGTTTCTGATCACCGACATGACACTGCACGAGCTGGAAGAGATTAAGACAAGCGGCAAGAAGAGCGAAGAGATCCGCTATAAGGCCCGTACTGTAACTCGCCTGCTGGCCGAGCATCACGACGACAACACCTTTATGGTAGTGGCAGTCCCCATGTCTTCCCTGTTCTATATCCTAGATGGCAAACCGATCAGCGACAACAACGACGCGACGATTATGGCAACAGCCCGCTGGTACCTGGACGAGATGAAGCGCAATCTGGACGATGCGATCGAAGCCGGTCTCACAGAAGCGCAGAAACAGATTCAGGCCAACATTGATTCTTTTAAATTTGTGACCAGCGACCTTAGTTGCGCCAATATTGCAAGCGGCATTCTTTATCTGCCGATCGAATTCACCTATCCCGATGCAGCAGCAAGCGCCAACAATAACTACACTGGCTAGACCGAAGTCACTCTTAATGAGGGCGGCGAGGAAGCCATGGCGATGGCATATCAAACCCACGATGAAGGCTATACATATCAGAATCTGTTTGGCACTCCAGTGAATGGCTATCTGATTGTTCGTGATCCAGATACAGTAGACGATGATACGCCGGCAGGCAATGCAGTAGGCTGGCTGCGATGGAATGGCAAGAAATATGTACCACTCAAATACAAAAAGATCAGTAATCGCTTCACTGGCGACGTAAAACCGCTTAATGACCAACAGAAGCTCGCATTTGATATGCTGCAGAACGATGATATCACCGTTAAAATGCTGGCTGGAACATTCGGCAGCGGCAAGACAATGCTTATGGTGTCCTCTGCTATTGATATGATCGAGAAGCACAAGGTTGAGAAGCTGATCTGGATTCGCAATAACATCGAAGTCAAGAATACCAAGGAGTTGGGCGCACTACCCGGCACTCTACTAGAAAAGCTCGGCGCTGCTTCTTTTGCTGGCCCTCTGGCTGATCACTTGGGCGGCGAGGCTGGTTTGGAATACTGGATCAATAATGGGCAGGTAGAAGTAGCTCACCTTGGATTTATTCGTGGCCGCGACTACAAGAACGCAATTATTATGGTTTCAGAGGCTGAGAATCTGACCAAAGAGCATGTACAGCTGCTACTCGGCCGTGTTGGTGAGGGTTCTATGCTGTGGCTTGATGGCGACCTGAAGCAGACTGACGAGGCCGTGTTTGAAAATAACAGCGGTATGCGCAAGGCAATTCAGTGTCTGGCTGGCAACCCGCACTTTGGATATGTCTACCTGAACAAGACAGAACGCAGCGAGACCGCACAACTGGCTGACCTGTTAGATTAAGGAGTCGGCAGTATATGACAATCGATAAAGTGATGAACAATCTCTATGATGCTCTAAACAAACATCAAGATACTATCTGGTTCGATTATCAAGGATTCCGCTGGGAGCTTGGTCATGACTTATCTTTTCATCCACGACATATACTTCATTCAGGAAATTGTTCTGAAGATCGACGTGCAGCTCAATACAGTTGTCCAATCCCCTACTATCCAGAATCAGAAAACGAATATATATGCGAGAGTTTATTATGACAGATAGAATAAATAATTTGCTTAACACATATAGAGCCTTAGCAAATGCAGCTGGCACTAGACTCCATAAGAAAAGGAACCAACTCAGGACGTTGATATATGGAGCGCAATATCATAACTCAAAAACAATTTTTGAAGGAGAAGAAATAATGCGCGTTTTATTCGTAAGGCCATCGATCTATGACACAGTGTGCGACTGGTATGAACGCATGGATACTGTGCAAAAGCATCGCAAGGAGACAGCAATCTGTAAATCACCCGAAGATTTTTGGAATATATTCAATAAAGATAAATTCGGCGCACAATATACGACATTCTATTTTGACGATAGGCTGGCGCTGACCGATACTTTTGAATTTTTCAAGGAGATCGTGCGGCTGTATGGTGAAGAGGATGCGAAGTATATTTCAGAGAATAAAATGCGGCGGATCACCATGAACTATTTGATGAACAACAATCAGTTTGACTTGTTCCAGCAGTTCTCTATCACACCCGAATGTCTGGACGATGTAATCCATGATGCTCTTGCTGATCAACAATGCGAATGTGTGTGCAGACCGCTATTGTAAGGAGGGTGAAATATGGAAAGAATATTAGCGCCACGATACGGTGGACGTACATATGCGATATGTGAATACGCTGTCAAGAACAATTGCAATATCTTGGTGCCGATGGGCGGGACAGCTATATTATGTGCACAGGACTATATCAAGGAAATCGCAAGGAATCTTGATATTCAATATTAGGGGTATAGGGTTGATCATCAATGTCTTATAGTGGATTTACAAAGCAGAGAGCGTGGAGAATATGCTATCCATATACTGACGGCGACTCGCCCTCCTGACAACTACAATGGATTACGTTTTGAATACAAACCACTTGTTGTTGATGATATCGACCGATGTTTTAAACTCATGTGTTTTCCGAATGTACAAATCGATGCCTGTTCTCTGATGACATATGATCCGAGCGAGGTTGCGTTTACACCACCAACTGCGCCTCAAGAAGTGCAGCGGGATGAATGCGTGTGTAACAGCTTGGTATAACAGAGGTACCCGCAATGAACAAATTTGATGCGCTACATGATGATCGCACGCTGCGATGGTGTAAGTACAGATATCCCGATGATATCAACAGTGGCGAGTTTACTTTTGACTGCACGAAAGATGGATTCACATGGACTCTGCCAAGCGATAAACCACTGCGAACCACAAATGAAATCGTATCTTACATTGACGCAAATGGTAACCAGTGTAAAGTTCAAGCTGAAGTAAAATACTATGGAATGGGACACGATCCGCTGTGGACGATTGCAATTCCTAATGTTGTCGAGGCAGAAAACGAATGCGTTTGTGAATCACTATTATGAGGCACGATATGAACAATCAATTATTGATACCTGACGATAAGATATACATATATCCATCGGATTGGAAGCAACCTGTGCGAATTCATTTTGAAAATGGATCGACTATCGACACTGTAAATTATAGCGATTCACATCATACTATTCAATTCGATAAATAGGTTGATTATAACACCATAGTTACTGATGAAACTTTACAAAGGTTTATCAAAGACTATGTATCGAAAAATTTCCCAAAAGAAGAATACAGTGTATCTATTCACAATGAATGTTACTGTGAGAGTCTATTATAAAAAAATATATCAGTGAAGAAGTACAACAACAAGCAGCCCTACAATTACATATCGAAATTGAAAATGATTATAAAATAGAATTTGATAATTTTAGATTTCAAATAGACGAAGATGATATGACGGTTTGCCGCTATGGAGAACCAGATGAAACGTTTGTAGTTAAAAGGAAAGTAAGACTTTTCTTATTAAATAACGGATTTGAATTTGAAATTGCTGGGCCTTATGCTGAACAGATGTACAGACGATATATTAAACTGATAAATGGAGATATCAATACAAATAGTGAATACTATTGTGAAAGTCTATTGTAAAGGAGATGAAAATATTGGATGAACAAGAGCTAACTGTAAGAGTTGAAGAAATAGATAATCATTTATTTTCTATGCACGATACAGTAAACCATGCGATTATCAAAGTCGATGAAGCAAATGCTCTGTCGCATTTTGCAGTAGAACGTATAGATACTATAAGAGCAACAACAACTTCGTATCAAACTGCGATTGATCAATTACAAGCTCGGATCGTAGAACTTGAACATAAAATCGATTTACTGACAGGGCCATGTATTTGTGAGCCGCTGCTATAAGGAGGAACTATATGAAAGAAAACGACTTTTCAAAACAGGATATTTATAACATTGGATTTGCCGTAGCTGATGCTGTGCGCGATTATGATGTAACTTACGAGGATATCCTTGACGCGATTCAGGTATATGCAGAATAGCAGGAACTGATCGGCAATGCATCGCTTTATGATACGTTGTGGATGGAAGATGGTACGCCTATGTCCCCTTCTTTGACACGATATTTATTCCATGAGATGTACTGCCCAGATGATTATGGTTATGATGAGGAGGACGGCGACGATGAGTGATCGCAAGCGTGATAAGGTATCTAAGAGCAGCTATATGCGTAACGCCCGCAAGCAGCGTATGATCGAGAATCAGTTTTTGCAGGAAGTTGAAAAGGCTCAGGAAAGCGGCGAACGCCAGCGGCAATCAGAGCGGCGAAAGCGGCGCACAATGTGGGACGACGAAGAAGACTAAGGAGGTACGCAGTAGTATGGACAAAGAGCCTAAGAAGCCGGGCGGAGAGAACGATATAGAGCGAGACGATATTCAGGAGATCCGTGTCAACTCTATTCCGCTGATGGTGCTTGTTGCTGGTGTTTTAAGTTCCGTTGACTTTGTTGATTGGATGTTTACTATCGCAGAAATGCTTGTTGTATTCGTGCTTACATATCAGATTCTAGGGCGTGTGCTCTTTACTGCCCTAGTGGTTACGCCCATTTTGGTTGTGTTTATCAGTAAGTGTCTGGCGGCCTACGATGAGATCATGTATGGCGACGATGATATGGGTGGCGATGGCGAAGATGACGGCGATGACCACTTTAACGACCACTGGAACAATTTGATTCATTGAGGAGTGATATTATTTGTTTAGTCCACCATTATATAGCGTACTAAAATTTAACTTGAATTATATCGTTTCTCATAACTATAATTTTAAACTGACACCAGAAGAGATGGAGCAGTATAAGGTCTTACAGGGCGACGATATGCTGTTCAGACAGATTCGACTCATTTCCGACGACTAGAATAAATTCCAGCGCTTTATTATCTTTGTTGATGCAACAGGCGGCCAGAACCACCCTGATGCTATTGATCATTTAGTAGAGCATGGATTCAAATTTAATGGCCAGAAATATCTGTTCTGTGAACGTAGTGCAAGTATGGTCCGTCAGAGCATGTTGAGTTTTGTTGAGCGACATATCTACCCTGAACTCGACCGCCGTGTAAGCATGGAACTGGATTTTTCTGAGACACCAACCGTCCTGAGCAAGTATTATGCTTATCGTGGTTTGATGCTAAGCAGCTGCCACTGCCTGGAGAACTGGTACCCCAAAATGATTGTTGTTCCAGACTATATGACAACGATCAAGAATCAGTGGATCGAGTATCTGGTAGACAAAACTGTGACGTTTAATGACCGCAAAACAGGCAAAGAGCGTACCTGGACTCAGAAAGATATCGCCACAAAAACAGTTGACATTGATATCAACGCCTTTGATGGTGCTGGAATCTGCCACCCAAGTATCATGCGCGAATTTGAAAAGCGTATCGGAACTTCTGAACGGATGAACAGCTTGATTCTGCGTGCTCCATATATCAAGGGTTGCTTACATGAGATTGATTACGAGCGTTTTTTTGAAGAGAACGGCGTTACAAAAATCAAGGACATCTGGGGCATGGAATATGATGTAACACCTGGCAGCGAACCAATGATTATTATTACTGCTTCAATGTACAAGGGTCTCAAATATTTCAAGAAAACCGGTACATATTCTGACTGGGAGAGATACTGGGAACTTTTCAAGAAGTACGATAACTGCCTTGGTGTAGCTAAATGGAACTTTACGCTTGAACAAGAACCGCTTTCCACCCGTAGCAACTATCAGGTTATTCAAGACCTACAACTCGACAATGAGTCTTTTAAGCATCTAGCTGACGACAGCATTACCTGGTATCAGAATATTGTCAAAGGCGACCCGATTTATACATACTGCTTCCTTGGTTTACTTGCCGAGAACAACGACCCAATGAATCATTATATGGCTGCTGCCCTGCGCAACCCAGTGATGGTAAAAGAGCCGGCAATCAAAGATTATATTCACTCGCTGCTTGATAAATATCGCAATGAGATGAAGTGCGGTCGGCTTTGGATGAATGCTACTTTTAAGTTCTGGGCTCCTGACCTTATTGCACTATTGCAGCACATTGGTGGCCTACCTGTGACTGGCTGCCTTGAAGACGGTGAGTTCTACAGCTTTGATCGTCGTGGTGTGATGGAGGGAGACCGCTTAATTGAGCGCAATCCCCATATTTCTGTTGCAGAACATGTAAAGGCCAAGGCTGTAGACAACGAATACACCCGCAAATACTGCAGCCATCTTCAGAATGTTGCTATGGTAAATATCAAATCCATCGTGGCTTCAAGACTCAATGGTTCTGACTTTGACGGCGACCTGGTTCTAATCATCGATAATCCACTGATGATGAGTGGTGTTCCTGATAATATCCCCATTACACTCGATGTTGAAGATAAAATCACTGCGTTAGCAGAATGTGATATTGTGAAGAACAAAGTCGCCTGCACCATTCGTGGATTGAAGAGTTCTATTGGCGAGATTTCAAACTACGCAACTGCATACCATAATAAGGTTCCGACCATGGAAAAGACCAGGAAGCTCTATCACGATAATATTTCGCTTTTGAGCATCTGCAACGGAAAAGCTATCGATTATGCTAAAACCGGTGTTCTGTATCCGATCCCGCGTAATGTAGCAGCTTATGGTCGTCCCCTGCCCTACTTTATGAAGTATGCAGGTCCTTACTACGCACGTTTACATAATCTCAGCAAGGCACATAGCAACATGAACCTGCTTTGCATGAGTCTGGAGCGTTGGGAGCGCGGTGTGCGGTGGCGCAAAGAGCCCGCAGGAAGCTTTGATTGGCATATCATGTACGATCCAGAGGTCTCCTATGACCAGGCAGTCTTTGATGAGATCGAAGCCATTTTCTTGGACTTCAACAAATGCCGCAAGGAACAGCTTGAGTTTGAAAAGAAATGCCGCAACTGGCAATTATATCATAAGGACATCGAGTCGCGTATTACCAAAGAAGAGGCCAAAACATATGAGACGAACTGGCAGGCGATCTACAATATCTACCGTAACAAGTGCAAGCTGGTGTGTCCTGATGTGAGAGAGCTGGCGAATATTCTTGTGGTGCTTTGCTATGAGAAGTATCCCAATAAATTCAAGAAGTTTTTGTGGCACATGGCCGGCGCTGGTGTGGTCGAAAATATCAAGCCGGTTCCTGTTCAGCTGCCAGTTCACGACCCAAACGGCGAGTACGAATATCTTGGCCAGCGATATAGTTTGGCTGAACCGAAAATCTATGAAGCAAGGGTGAAATAATATGGGTTGGTTTAAGAAGAAAACAAAGAAACTGCAGAAAATAACCAAGTGTCCTACCTGTGGCGGCTTGTTGACAAAGCAGACTGGACTGGAGCACGAATTTACTTATAAAAATCAGATGGTTCATGTGCCGGATATCACGGCGATGGTATGCGGTGATTGCGGCGAGATGTATTTTGATTATACCGAATTCGAGCGTATTTCAAATTATGTCCACGAAGCAGTTGATGGGAAGGATGAAACAGAATGAGTTATCGGTGTTTTAAAATAACAATCATTACTTTGATAGCTGTAATATGTTTATGTTTAGGTATTGGAATTTGGGCATCTATTCCGCGTAAAAACAATATAGGCGATAAATCTGTTTATAATGGAAGCTCTTTGTACAGTATTTCTAACACGAAACTTATTTATGATGAGAACACAAGAATTGTGTATTATTGGCTGCATAGTGGATATATGTCTCCATACTATAATGCACATGGACAACTTTGCCGCTATATTGATGGCGAAATTATACCAATCGAGTAAGGAGGTTAAATGGCATATACAACTTTCTACTGTAATGAGAATATGCTACTCGATCATTGGCAGGACTATCACGAGTCAAACCTGATGCTGCGAAACCTGCTGAAGCGAACCTCCCTCTCCCCTATTGAATGCGCCACCATTTATTATGAGCGGATGAAAAATCCCGAGTCTGTCAGCTATGACCGTAGCCACTTGATCCAGACGTTCAGCAGAGGCCGTAAAAATAACGCACCCATACTTGACGTACATCAAGTTGTGCTTTATCAGAAAGATCTGGACTATATTACAGAGGCGCGGCGAAAGTATCATATCAATTATGCACAATTACGTGTTCTGTTTGGGGTGATATTCTTCTGCCGACTGTACGGAAGTGACACCTTTGCCTTGGACACCGAGTTTAAGATGAAACGTTTTGGTGGCTGCTTTGAAGAACAGACAGAGATCATGTATTGCGCTGGGAAGAACTAGGACGACGGCTATAATACAGTGCGGGGCATGAAAGAGATCTCTGACGACTATCATCTGCTGAACAGAACTGGCACTGACGACATTGGGTGCTTATACCAGTACCCAAATTTTGCCCTTGATAAGAATGACATGATTGCATACACGTTCAATGTAACGTTTGAAAACAATCGGCTGAATCTAAGCGCCATAGTGCGAGAGCTGTTCGACCCGAAGGAATGTTATTGCATCGTGTGTGGCGAACAGTATCACTCAGAAAAGCCAAATGCCAGCAGATATTGCAAAGGATGTGCGGCAAAAAAAGAACAAGTACGTCTGGCGAAAAAGAATGCAAATCGAAACAAACGACCGAAATGAACTTTAAGTTCTTAATATATGAAAGGGTGTTGTATATTTCCCTTTCGATTATAAATTACAAAGGAGATTTATTATAATGGTTGAAATTACTAAGCGTGAGGCAGAGTATCTGCGTAAGGTTATCCCCGGTGTCCATATCACCCGTACCGTTCACCACTGGTATGCGGAGGAGATCAAGTCTGTTCTGACTCAGCTGCCCGGCAATCCCGAGGCAGAAGATGCGCTGCGCGAACTGAACCGTACCCAGCGTACCAACACCAATTTTGAGATCTGAGGTGGCGCATGGACGAATTTAAGAAAGCGGACGGCGAGACCTTTGATGAATATATGATGCGAATCGGTGAGGCATGCAGTGAACGTAAGCTGACCTAGGATCAGGCAACAGAACTGCTGAATGAAGCGACCGGCTCAGACTATGGTGAATGCAGATACCGCAAGACCTATAAGTCGTGGAAAGCTGGTTATGACTACGCTATTGATCACGCCAACGAAGAAATGATCCAGGACGAACTGCAGCGACTGAAGATTGAAAAGATCAAATTACAAGATGAACGCAATGCAGCAAACAAGGCGTATCGCGATGTTGCCCGTGCCGAATCCATCAAGGAATTGATCCTGAAGAACGTTGCTCCGTATAACCCTGATAATTTTCTGAATGTTGTGCAGTACGAAGACAGCGGTCACGATGTGATTGTGTGTTTATCTGATTTACATGCTGGTGCTGGTATTGATTCTGCGTGGAATAAGTTCAACAAGGATATCCTAAAGGCTCGGCTTGAGAGTTATGCTACACAAGTGTTCAATATCGTAGCGCGACATGCAGCAGAAAAGATTCATGTACTGCTATTGGGCGACCTGATCAATGGACATATCCATGTTAATACCCGCGTGCAGAACAATGAAAACAGCATTGAGCAGGTTATGACGGCTGCAGAGCTGGTAAGTAATTTTGTTGCTACACTGTACGAGGTATGCCAGCATATTGACGTGTATTCTGTGAGTGGTAATCATTCACGAGTATTCCCCAGCAAAGAGGATCAGGTAGCTGGCGACGAACTTGAAGCACTGATTCCGTTCTATATGAAGGCACGGCTACAAAATCTGGCTGGCATT